GCCCTTGCACCCCATTTGTTTTTTTGGTATGCAAACCATTTTTCTTGGAAAGGGAACATAACAGGAACTTTTTCATACTTCCATTCTTCGCCTTCATGTTCACCAGAATACCTTATAACATAAAGGTCTGTAAATAAATCACAAAATGCTAAAATATATCTTCTTGTTAATGAATATTGTGCGTCACTACTTCTCATTTATATCCTTAGTGCATGTGTGGGTATTGATTATTAAAAGGTGAATTTAATTCTCCATCATCTATAAAATCTCTACGGGGGTTAGACATTCTACCTCTATTAGTAATTCGTCTATTATTATTTCCCTTACCACCTTTTTTACTATTTTTATCTTTTTTAACTTTCTTAAAGATACCATATGCTGTGTGTTCGTTCCAAATACCTCTATCATGATGTTTCCAATCTTCAAATCCAATTTCTTGGTATGCTTGTAATACGAATTCATCAACTATATCATCATCTTCAAATTTAGTAATATTTACCATATCATTATATTCTTTGTCCGTATATCTTACAGCACATACTTTCCAGTTGTTGAAATCTTGATATTTTTTCTTACCTTTTCCAACTCTGTCTAAGAATGCTTTCATTTTCTTTAATATTTTTGGTGGTATTGGTTCTTTTTTCTCATCATCATCTAAACCTTTCATTATATTACCATCATCGTAATCTGAATCGCTATTTGCTAAATCTATTTCTTCCCATCCATCGGCATCATCATCATCATATTCATCATCCCAATTATTATTTGCTGCACCACTTCTAGTACCAGCACCGTGATATCCACTACCATAACCACCATATTCTTCTTCATACCAATCATCGTAGCTTGAGCTATTAGCTCTACCACCATAACCACCTTGATATACTTTATTTTCAGGTTTAAGGTCAAATCTTGGTAAATCACCAGCTAAGAATGTTCTAAGGAAATCTAATACTCTTTGCCATTCTTTAATAATAAGATGTTCTGCTGCTCTATGCTCATTATAATAACCAACACTAAAGTTAACACCACATACAGTTTCGCACAATGTACAAATATCTGTAAATGATGACCTGTTTGGTTCACTAAAGAAAGTGTTTTTATTTATGAAGTTTCTAAATTCTGATGAACCAACATAATAACATTTATAATCAGTAGCACCTTGTCTATCTAACTGTATAAAGAAATTATGATTATCTTGTATATGTTTATGTAATTCTTTATCGCCATTCACTAATGCTTTTGCACCTATTCTACCAACTTCTTCATAATTAGTAATAAGAATTGAATGACCTGTTTCTTTAGCTATTAAATAAAGCATAGCAATACCTGCTCTATCATCAGCACCCAAACCACTATGTGGATTAGATGGGAATACTTTACCTTCCTTAATATGCGGATTTGCGTATTCATACTTTGGACCGTTACCATCCCATACTGTATCAGCATGTGCAAGTAATAGAACTCTTTTTTCAGGTGGTAAACTACCTTCTATATAATGATAGTTTCCATCAGTAGCACCAAATTTTTCAAATACTTCTGCTGTTCTATTCAATGGAAGTTTTAAGAAATCCATTAATACTTTTAAATCACCTGTAACTGGTTGGTCACTTGTATATTGTGGTATTTTATAATGTGTATCATTCCACCAGTCAACAATACCAGTAACTTGTTTTTCGGCTTCTGAATAATTAGTTACATCTTCTGGTTCAGCCCTATCAGTTAAAATATTATATATTTCTGTTAATGTTACTATTTCTTTTGGTGTTGCATCTTTACTTCTTATTATTTTAATATACTCTTTAGAAAAATGAGTCCAAAATGAACTATCAGTATATTCTATATCTAATAATTCTTCTAAAACTAAGATAAACTTATCTCTTGCAACATTAATAATTTTAACTTTATTCTTGTTTTTATTTTTCTTACTTTTTCTCTCTAATAAATCCATAATTATCTCTCAAGTTTGCTTGTTGGTTTAGTATATATTTTAAATTCAAAGTTATATCCATTATTTATACAACTTTGTTCTTTTAATAAATTGTTATGTAAATCTTTACTATAAGTCCACGTACTTTTAACTTCTATAATAGTATTTGTAGATTTGATATAAAAATCTGGAAAATATCTACTTTTTTTACCAATTTTAGTATACCAAATTTTACCTATGTTTTTTTGTGTTGGGTGTATAATTATATCATTTTCTAAACCACCATTAGAAAAATATTCATCTAAAAAATTATTTTCATAACCCTGTATTTTAATATCTTTCCCCGATGGGAGTGTATAATTTTTATTATGATAAGAACTTTTTTGTTGTTTATTAAAAACTTTCTCGTTTTGCATAGGATTTTCACAATCATATTTTTCAATACAGGTATTAATAGATTTTTCTTTAAATTTGTTAGTACCCATATACCATTTAGATTTATATTTTGTTATACAAGTTTTAATATATTTTTCTTTAACGTCCTCATTTTGCATAGGATGTTCGCAATCATATTTATCAAGACATGTATTTTTTCGTTTGTTTACTATTTCTTTAACATGTTCGGGTGTTCTATCGCTGTGAATTTTTTTTAATTTTTTTATAACATCTAAATTTTTTGACACATTAGAAACATTATACATACTAAGACATGTATTTTTTCTTTTTTCTTTAATGTTTTCATTTTGCATAGGATTTTCACAATCATATTTATCAAGACATGTATTTTTTCGTTTTCCTTTTACTTTTTTGTAGTATGAATTTTTACAAGTATCACAACATAAAAATATTTTATTATTTTTAGCATTAAAATTAACACTACATTCAGTACAAGTTTTTATAATCATATTTTATCTCCCAAACCGACTCGATGGGCGAGTATTAGTATCTCTTGCATGGTCTTCCGTTTCATCAAGAACATCACCATCTTCAAGAGCTTCTTCAATAATTTCATTTGTAACATCAAGTACAAGTTCATTAAGGTCTTCAAGGTCGGCAAGTTCAGGAATTTGGTCAGTAATATTATCACTAACATCAACATTACTATTATAATCATATAATGATACATTAAACACATAACTAAGGTTTCTATTAAACATTAAATGTGGTGGTGTATCGTTAACATATTCTATTTGATATAGTTGTTCTAACTTAGGTATCCATAATAAATCAGTTATCTTAGGTCTGATATCTACTATCTTTGTAATTGTAATTGTAAAATCAGTAGGTACTAATTCTTCATCTATTATATCAACCCCATCGTTTGGTGTTAATGTAATTTCAGTTCTCCAAACAAATATTTGTTCTTCACCTACCCATGTTTCTATTTCGTTATAAGCAATAGCACTAACGATATAATCTGCATTATTAGTAGCTTCACCACAACCTGCTAATGTAACAGTATCACCAGTATTTATATCTGTGTATAAATCTTCGGCTGTAAGGTCTTGATTATAGAAGTAAACAGTGTCATCTTGAATAAATGTACTGTGTTCCATAGTTTCAGCAATTTCAAATGTTCTTTCATGTTCAATATAAACAGTGTCGTGGTCTACCATATTTTGGAAATATGACATTGGTGCATAATATGTAAGTTCACCTTCGTTAATAAATGAAAAACCATTACTAACAAAATTATGTGATATATTATCATCTACAACATCAGGATTCCACAGTAAAACTTCAAAAGCTCTATCAAGAACCTTTGTTCTACTTTCACCAAAGAATTCATCTGTGTTGAAGTGGTCTACTGTAATATAATATGCTTTATCCCCATATAACCTAAGTATATCACGATATATAACATCCATCAAAAGAAAATCTTTTGAGTAGTTATCGGTATTCATGTCGTTGTTATAACGCCACGCATTTCCAGGTGTTGGGAAAGGACTATCTGCCATTATTTGCCTTTTTAATTTCTGCTTCTAAGTCATAAACATCTTTTATTTCGCCACTCATAACTTTATCCGATAATAAGTTTAAAAATTTATATATATCTTTTGTTAATGATTTATCTAATTTTTTTTGAGCTTCTATCATTAAAGTGCCTATTATTTTGATTAGTTCGGATTTATTGTATATTTTTTTTCTTTTGCGTTTAAAATAGATGTTCATTATTTGTCCAATAACATATGACGCAATAGCAATATTCATCATCGCATCTTCGTTCAATATATTTTCATATAATCTTAATACATTAGTCTTCATTACATTCCCTACAGTATTTATTATTCCGTTATTCATCGGCATTACATCTGCACCAAACTCACCATCTTTAATTCTACCTTCATTTCTTTTATTATAACAATCTTTACACATTACACGCATTTGTTGTCGTTTGACACAAAATTCACATAATCCTTTACCACAATCATCACAATTAGTAGTAGCCGTATCACCACATGTTGCACAACCTTTGCCTTCTTTCAATAGTTCTTCATATAATCTATATAAATTATTCATTATGTGCTCTCCACATTTTCATCAATTTTATTTTAGTCTTTAATGGTACACCACTAAGACAGCTACAACCACCATTAGTTCTTTGCCCTGTTTTATTTTTAGCAAAATAACAACCATGATTACCGCAGTCACGTCCTGAAAGTTCTTTGATGATTTCTTCTTTCTTATCGTTTTTTAATAAATTTTCAAAATCGACATTACTTTCGTTTAATACTTCTTCATATAGTTCTTGTAAGTTTGTCATATTGTTCCTTTAAGCTTTCTTCTATAGTAGAGTTAACTTCTCGTATCTTATCATCTATAGCTTTTATATTATTTATATTTATATTGTTGTCTAAAACCCAATCTAACACATTTTTTCTTATTATTCCTAATCTTTTTCCTGGTCCAATACCAAGTACATCCATTATATGCTTACCATTAACAACTGTTTTAATAACATCTAATGCGTTTTTATCTTTAAATCTATCTTTCATTTTATCTACAAAGTCTGTTACACGTTTCCATCTTACAGGGTTAAATGCGTGTAGTCTTGATTTAGTATCTGCTTCTGAAACTTTATACAGAACATCCCAATAAGGACTATCCATAATATTCATAACCTTAGAACCTTTCATTTTCCATAAATCATGAACTTTCATATGATGTTCTGACACATACTTCAAACAGTTCTTAGTATTGTTGTCAAGTTTTAATCTTTTAGCTATTTTATTAATTCTTTCCATACCTGCTGCTTCATGACCGTGATAGTGCCAACCTGTTTCATCACTTGATTGTGTATCAAGTTTACCTACATCATGGAATAATATTCCTAAATTAACCATAGGGTCTGAACTATCAGCAACTCTTAATGCTTGTAAGCTATGTTTAAACACATTCCCTTCTGGGTGATGTTTTTCAGTTTGTGGTAAGTCATCTAATTCAACTATTTCGGGTAATATATGTTGTAATAATCCTGTTTCTTTTAATATAATAATAGCATTAGCAAACTGTTTACCATTACCTGCCATTTTCATTAGTTCTTTAACAATTCGTTCAACTGCTTGACCTTTTATATTAGATGAGTTAGACTTAATAGCATCCATTGTCTCTGGGTCTATTTTAAAGCCCATTCTCGAAGCAAATCGCACAGCCCTTAACATTCTTAGGTAATCCTCTTGGAATCGCTTATTTGGGTCTCCTACGGTTCTTAAAACCTTATTCTTTATATCACCATGACCATCAAAATGGTCTATAACATTACCATCCTTATCAACAGCCATAGCATTTATAGTAAAATCTCTTCTTTGAGCATCTTGTTTGTAATCCATAACAATTTTTACACTTGATGGATATCTTCCACTGTGTACTGTTTCCCATTCAACAACTTCATATTTAGATGGGTCTAAATGGTCAGGATTATTAGAATTATATTTTTCTATTTTATTTGTCATTTCTATTTTTTCTTATAAATTTATAACCTTTTAGTTTTCCACTGTTTATTGTTCTATTATATTTACCCGATGCTTCTATTGTAGATATGGATACCTTATTTTTTTTAGCCCAATCTTTTATAAAAATTATGTTATCATCTATTATTATGTTATCTTTTATAATAGTATATGTATATTTAATTAATTTATTTCTCATATTATAAACTGCTTCTTTTGTATGTTTTTTACCGTACATGCCATTATTAGAACCTTTCATTGAACCATTTTCTATTATATGTTTTTTTCTCTTTTCATTAATTTCTTTTGAAGTCATTAATTTTACAAAATTATTTTTATATGTTGGATTATCACATCTTTTTTTAGCAGACTTACTCATTTTTTCTTTTGTTATTTTGTTTCGTTTTTGACCTATTCGTTTATCTGTGTATTTTTTAACTCTTTTATCATCAATAGTTAAATCTTTATTCCAAGGTATCTTACCTTTTTGGGAATCACTAATTTTTTTATAAATTTTATCTTTTTCAGGATGAAATTCTAATATATATCCACCTCTACCACCAATTACCATATTATAAGTTTCTTTATCAGTTATAAAATTTTCATTTACAATCCATTGTTCAACATCATAGGCTGTTTGTTTATCTATAAAATCAAAAATAATTTCTTTTTTAAAGTTTTCTATTCCATACTTTTTCTGTGCTCTTTTAAGATGTTTACCACTACCCATATAATCATCATTTAAATTATCTGTAGAATGAACCCCGATATAAATTTTATTATTCTTAAGATTTATTATACTATATATAGTATTATGTTTATGTTCTTTCATTTTAATCCTTTTATTATTTTATATCTTTATTTATAAAATAATTTCGACAAGATGGTAAATATTTTTAAACTTTTCTTACATATTTTGGTGTTTTATAATTATCGTGACGAAAATTTGCAATTTCGTAAGTAAAACCACCTTCATTAATAACCATAATCCCGAAGTCTTTATTTTTTCCTATATTGAAAGTTTTAAAGTATTTTTCTAAAATATCAACATCTACATTTGTGGCTATATCTATATCATCAGGTTCTTTATCGCCTGTTATTATGTCTCTTATAGCCCCACCGACTATGAAAGCCCTTGGATTTTTTATATTATGTTTTTTACCAATTTCTTCAATTTCTTTTAATAAATCAACACCAACCTTTAACATAGGAATTCTATCAATGTAACCTTGCCAATCATTAATAGTTGTTTCTAATAAGTTTATATATTTTTCTGTTATTAGTTTATTCATTCCAATTACCTGCATTATTCATCCTAAGTTGTGCATCATGTTTATAGTTGTTAAACACTATACGAAAATTATGAAGATTATATTCACCACCTTCAACCGCACTACCAAGTATACTACTACTTCGATTAAAAGCTTCACCATTAAAAGGTCTTGTAAGGAAATCAACGACTATATTTTGTCTATCAGGAAAAACACGACTATCTACAACACTTAACATAGTTTCAATATAATAATTAACACCAGTCCTACTCCATAACAACCCATTATCGGTTAATTCATCACGTACTGTCCACCCTTCCATATTAAAAGTGTGTATTATTTTAGATAGTTTTGAAAGTGCATCTGAATCATTTTCAGGTGTGATTTTTTCTTCATCATCTAACTTACCCGAATCAATATCTTCCCAACCTTCAAGTAAATCTACATATTTAGTCATTAGTTTATTCATTGTCTACTCATTTCTCTTGTTGTGTATTTAAAATATTCTTTAAACCATCTAACAAAACCTTCAACATTTTCTCCCAATGTTCTGTCAAGTCTTCCAAATATAAGTCTTAAATCATTAATAGCGTCGCCATCATGTGGTATTGTGGTGTAATGTGATTCCATAGTAATATTATTATGTTGGTCAATATACATACTAACTTTAATATCATAATCATGGTAATCAGAAGACCATAATAACTCTTGGTCTGTTAACCTATCACTAACATACCAACCATCAATGGTTATATCGTATATAGCATCAATTAAATCAACGAATAATACTTCTGAGGATACATTTTCTTCATCATCTAACTTATCTGAATCAATATCTTCCCAACCTTCATCTAACTTATTATAATATTCTAATGCCATTGATTCCCATAGTTTATACTTACATTTATGATATTCGTCTAAGGTATTATCAATATTATTATTCCAAGGACTTTCTTTCGCTATAACAAACATATCAGTATTATCCAGTAACCAACAAGTGTGTGTTCCTGTTGTATAGTTAAAATACTGATGATTAATAATATCACCTTTATCATTATTAAGTTTTATATGTAACAGATGCCCACCACCATTATCCCGATAAGTTGCTGTTATATGGTGATGTCTACCTTTAATAGTAAAATCACCATAATCATCGAATAAAGTACAAATTTCTTCTATCTTATTTTTTAGTTGGTCACCACCGCTAAATTCTTTTTCTTCATCATCTAACTTACCCGAATCAATATCTTCCCAACCTTCAAGTAAATCTACATATTTAGTCATTAGTTTATTCATTATTATTTGCCAAATATCTATGTAATTGTCTATCAAAAATTTGTAATGCTTCCAACGTGTTTGAATGTGAATTATTAGCAATTTGATAATATATAACATGTCTGTGTTTTGAATCGTCATATCGTGATACTAATGTGTTACCATTTAGTCTAAAGTTTATTTTTAATGTTGCCCCATCACCACTTTTGATAAATCTTATAAAATCAATACCAATAGAAAATCCCCTCCAACCATGAATAAATACATCCCTATAAATAGCTGATACATCTTGCATAAATTCATCAAGAGTAAAACTATCGTTAACTTCTCCACTATCTTCGTTTTCTTCATCATCTAAGGCATCACTATCGATATCATCCCAACCTTCTTTTAATTTCGTAACATCTTTCTTTTTATTATAATAGTTCTGTACCATCATATTCCATATATGATACCTACAATTTTGATATTCTGTAGTTACATCATCAAAAGTTTTATTCCAATCATTAGTTACGGCATTCACCCACAACGCATGTGCATCCTTGCGTAACCAACAACTATGTTGTCCTATTGTATAATTAAAAAATTGGTGATTAATCAATTCACCATCATTAAATAGTTTTATGTGCATATTATCAAAACCACCTTGATTCACGTATTCTGCTGATAAAGTAAGGTGATTACCTCTAATATTAAAATCGTCACCATCTTTTTCGAATAACTCACAAAGTTTTATAATATTAGATTCTATGGTATTAACTCCAACTTGTTCTTCCTTATCTAATGAATCACTATCAATATCTTCCCAACCTTCAAGTAAATCTATATATTTTGTAAATAGTTTATTCATTAGAATCCTGGTCCACCTGCCGCACCACCATCAGCACCTAAAGTAACACTACTATCACTTGGTGGGTTAACTAAACCTTTTACATCACTTGTACCACTTGGTACTATAACAGATTGTTTTCTTACCTTATTCTTTTGGTCTTTTTCTAATGCTTTCTGTTTCTTAGTTTCTGTGTTATAATGATTAGCAACCATATTATCTAATCTTGATTCTTTTATATATTTTAAATTATGTTCTTGTACCCAATGTTCAACACCTTTATATAATATTTTTACTGTTGGAAAGTTGAGTTTATCATTTCTACCAATAACGTCGACAATCGCACCTTTTGGTACTATTGTTTCTACATCAGCATCAGCAAATTTACCTATATCGTAATAATCTCTTTTTTCTACAGGCTCTTTTAATACCGCTTTCTTAGAACTACTTTCTTCTAATACATCACTACAGTAAGGGCAACTAAAATCTTCTGTTAATCCAAAGTGATAACTTACACCACCACAATTAGGACACATTAATTGATTATCATCATCACAATCTTCATCCATAAATGGTTCAATACTTTCTTTATTAATAGTAACAAAGTTGTTCATAAAGGTATCATTATCAATTACAAAGTCATGCTTCTTATTAGTTCTTTTCTTAATAGCAGAAGAAACATAAGAATTATACTCATCTTTGTTAAGTAAATAGAAATACTCACCTCTGTAAATAGTACTTGGTTTGTTGTTAGTATCAAATGCATCAACATCAACCTTACTTGCAAACAAGTTACTACTTTCACTAATACTATCAGCGTCAGGTCTATCAGCATTTATAATATCACCAATAATCTTTGAATATTCTTTAGGATTACTAATACCAATCTTATTAGTTGCATTAACAGGTAATGAGTCAGCATTCGTATCAGTATTATCCATCCAATCTTTTAATTTTAATAAACCTTCAACTCCATCAGTTTTTCTGATATCGTTAAGGTGTTCTTTCATTTTATCTGAAAGGTGTGTTAGTTTTTGTTCTAACATACTTTTAATTTCTTCTTTTGTATATATCATATTAATCCTCTTATTATCTTGTATATTATTATTTATAATTAATTATTCAGCAATTCTGGACAATACCCGATTATTTAACACATTTAGACACAATTCACTAATTCTTTCGTATTCTGTATTTACATTAAAACTACCAGTAAATAGTGCTGATAGTTCTTTACCAAGTTCATTAAATGTTGTTAGTAAAAAATCGAACACGGTATCATCATCTACCCCACGACTACCACCAGAATTATCAGTATCCCATAAATTTATAGTTATAGTATTTTTATCATTTGATAGGGTTATATTATTATCATTAATAGTAATATTCCAATTGTCTGCATGTTGTTGTCTGATATCATTTAGTACACGGTTCGTTATATCTGTTGTAAACTCCCTAATTGTTATACCATTTTCTACACGCTTTACATTTTCTTCATCATCTAACATACCTGAATCAATATCTTCCCAACCTTCTTGTAGTCCTATATCAGTATATTCTTCAACAATTCTACGTACATCGTTATCTAACATTCTTATCAAACTATCACCAATAACATGATAATTATTACCGAAATCAAGATTATCACCAACATAACTATCATATTCGTCATCGCTATCAATATAAACTTGTGCTAAAAAGTTAAAATTTCCATCAACAAAAGCCAATTCGTCAAGGGGTGATAAACTCAATGGTCGTATTTTTACAACAACTTCATGGTTTGATAACTCTATATAATGCAAATTATTTACTTCTAAAAAGTTTCTATTCCAATCCTTAAAAAATTCAGAACGTTCTAAATAATGACGAATCATTCTACTAGTGATTTGGTTTAGCATTTGTTTATTTGTGGTATGTGTTAGTGTTCTTCTTGGTTGTCCTTTTGGTATAATTTGTTCTTCATCATCTAATGCGTCACTATCAATATCTTCCCACGCTTCGCTAAGTTCAAACAATTTTCTCATCACTTTTAAATAAAATCTACGATATATACCAAATATACTATCTAATGGTGAGTCAGAAGACCAATGTTCATTACCATTAACAAACGTAACTCTATTATTAATTTTTATTCTTCCAAAAAATTGGTAAACCCCTTCTGATGCTAAACTATCATCGTGTAAATTTAAATCATCTGTTACCCAAGGTTCGATAATTATTTTATCTTTACCATTAATAAATGTAACAATATGTGGGTTCGCACTTTGAAGTCTTTCTTCTCTTGTTAAATGTTTCCAACCACTAGGAATTTTTGTTAGTATATTAAGTGGTTCACCTAAACCATCAACATAATTCTCTAATGTTTGTTGTCCTGGTGTTGTAATATTTTCTTCATCATCTAACTTAGCTGAATCAATATCTTCCCAACCTTCACTTATTTGTTTTTTAGCATTATTTAGTACTCTGGTTAATAACTGGCTAAATATTTTGTGATTTTCACCAACTGCACCACCAGTATTACATCTTTTACTAAACAATCCATTACCATAATGCACATCATCTTTTAATAAAGCTGAATAGAAATGATAATCCATAACCCCTGTATATTCAGCACTTAAAGGATTAACAGTTTGATTAATAGGTAATGCGGAGAAGAATATTTCCCATCCATCCTTACGTAAATATAAAAATCTTCTACTGCTTGTATTATAAGTGGGGGTATTCCAATTATATTCTACTTCCCAACCATTCATACTTGGCGCATCTATCCAACTTCTATTAATAGCACCATTGATGTTACGCATTATTAGACCTAACATATCGTCATTAGTGAATACTTTTTCAGGTTTTTTGTTTGATTTATCTTCTTCATCATCTAACTTAGCTGAATCAATATCATCCCAACCTTCATATACACTCCCTGTAATATGTGTTTTATTAAACATTTTCCCTAAGTGATGTACACCCATATCACTTTCCATTTTTTCTATAAACTCGTCAACAGTGCGACAAGACATATATGCCCCGAAAAAAGTAGCGCTATTGTCTTCATGTTTTTTATAAACCTTTGGTACTACACGATTTGCACTACTACCTTCATCTATAAATATTTGTATGTGTATTTTATATTTAGGGTGGCTCCACACCATTTTGTTATCACCGATGTAATTAACAACCCATCCATCAATAGCCCATTTACCACTAACAGATTTAATATGCTTTATTATGTTTTCACGCGTAATGTTTGGAAGTGTTTTACTTTCTTCATCATCTAACTTAGCTGAATCAATATCTTCCCACGCTTCATTTAATGGTATTTTATAACCATTATCAATAAAATTGAGGTATCTTCTAGTAACATTAGTCATAACTACTCTCATTAGGGATAAATATAGCTCTGATTGTGCCCTGGTATTATCATATTTTTGAAATGGTATTACTCGTTCACCATATATAGAGTCAACATATGCTTTATCATCTTCTACCCCCATTGTAGTTTTTGCTTTTATTAACATTTTTTCTTCACTACCATAAAAAGGTATTGTTTCAAATATTAAATTTTTATCCCAATCCCACCAAGTAATATATAATTTTTTGGACGTATCTAAATTGGTAATTTGAAAATCTATGTTTTTAAATAGGGGGTCTTTTTTTCTATCTATAGCGACAGTGGTTGCAAACTTCTTTGCATAGTCGTATAATAGGTTGGGGTTCTGTTCTTCATCATCCAATGCAACTGAATCAATATGATGAACATGCTCTTCTTCTAATATATATTCTTGATATATTTCATCTATTTGTTTTGTCAATCGACAATCCTCCTTAATCTAGTGAATCATCGTCTTCTAATATTGGAGTAAGTCCTTCTTGCACACAACTAATAAAATAATTCACATCTAAATCTTTTGGTTTTTTTGGGTCGAAATCTGGTTCGTATGGTATGATTCTTTCTTCTAATATTTGTTTTCTATCTCTACGAGTTTTCACAACTCTTATATTTAAAGCACCTTCATAGAATATTGTAATTTTATATTTCCAATTACTAACTCTTGAACCTCTTCTGCCTTCTTCATCACTAATTCTCCAAAGTGCTAAACTTGGATACATATTACTTCCATATCCTGAACGAATTTGCTTATATGTAAATCTTTGTTTTACACCCTTAACAACATAGTAAGCATTACGACTCATTACTTTATTAGAGATTGTTGCTCTCATTTGTTCTTTATCTGCGAATGTATATAGTTTATGTCCTAATTCTTTGCTTTCTTCTTTATCTATATCACTATGGTCTAATTTATCCCAACTTCTTTCTTCGTTGATAGTAGGGTTATTAAGTGGGTCAAATTCTTTTAGTTTCTGACGAATACTACCCAATGATAGTTCATGTATTATTGTTCCTATTAGTCGTTCATAGTCTGCATCAGCATCCCACGTTGCATCAAATGGTATAGTGTATTCGTCTAAAAGGTCACCACCACGTGCAATAGCACATACAATACCATGTGCTCCTTCCCAAAAAGGTGTAGTATATATTAATATCTCTGATTTAGGGTTTGACCATTCCCAAGCACCCGCAAAACTTAATTCTAAACTCCATCCATTAATTTCGTGATTTCTTAGTCTATCGTTTAGTTCCCAACCATATCTGTATAATTCTTTTGGTCCATCTGTTTCTACATTTTCTTCATCATCTAATGCACTACCATCGATATCATCCCAAGCTTCATTAACTATATCATTATATTCATCTGTTATAAAAAATTTCATTTTATATTCATCCTATGTTTTAGGTGTAAATTTATCATACTTCGACCTTAGTTGTTCGAGCTTACGTGTTATATCTTTAATATAATCGTCTATAGCTTCATCTTCTGTTACGTGCATAGCGAAATTAGACATGTTAAAATCACCAAGTTCTGTGTGTATCACATTACCATCAATAGTACAATCGTATTTAAACTTCCAATCTAATATCTTCTCGTATTTGTCACCAGGTTGTGGGTATATTAATTCTGTATTCATTTTAATAATTGCCACATGGTTTGTGTGTCTAATAGGTACATTAACATATAATGTTCTTTTTGAATTAGTAATTATGCCTTGCATCTCAGGCATGTAATGTATCTCACACCATGTAGGCACTTTATTATTTTCGTGTATTCGTGTGTGTATTGCATGTACTATATTTTCTAATTGTACTTCACAAGATGGACTGTTAAAACTATCTTCTTCTTCGACACTCCAATCAACAACCCCATCGGCTTCTGATAATAATTGTTTATAAATATCATTTATTTTGCTCATGTTTTATCCTTATATTTTAAACGCCATATCATTAAAGTCGTTCTTTACATAACAGTTAGTTCCTGACATGTGTTGAAACTCTAATACATATTGAAGTTCTTTACTTCTTAATGAATGTTTGTATCTGTCACCTTTTGAAATGTTTTGAATAATATTAACACTTTCAGGGTTATGGCATTCAACAATGTAATGGTTCTTCATAGGGTTAAACACTATTTCGTTTTCATATACTTTACCTGTTTTGTCGTGATTAACTAATAAGAACTCATTTTTCTTTTGTTCTATAATGAATGTCTTATATTCTCTTCTACCCATAGCATAATGTTCTTTAATAGCACCTTGGTCTTTGGCTTCTATCTTTGGAAATATACTAAAGAATTCAGTAGACTTTTGACTATCTACAATTCCTGTCTGATTAAAGATTTCATCAGCATCTTTCATACTTCTAACATATTCAGCACCACTATCTCTTCTAGTGAAGTTTTGTTCGTGGTCATACTCTTCTACATCGTCTGTATATCTTTTCTTCGTCTTTTTCACTACTGCTTTACCAGGAATATTCTTAACATCATCATAAGCATTAGGTGATACAGTTGCTTCTTCTTTTTCTTTCTTCTTCTTATCACATTCTAATAGACCTTCTGGGTATTTGTCTTTAATGTGAAGTATATCTTTCATTTTCATGTTATATCCTTATTATTTTTATTTAATTATATAGTTATTTATAAAAAGTTACTTCCCTTTTTCACTACTATTAATAACTTCTTTGGTATCATTATTAGTTTTTAACCACTCATAAGTATTATTATACATATTGTAAGTCATACTTGCTAATTCACTTAGTGAAAGGTCGTGATTAGAATTATCAAAAGATTCTTCTTCTAATCCTTGGAATGTGAACATGACTGCTCTACTCAGGAAGTCGCCTTGTTTATTATCAAGTGAATAGTTCTGCATTGAATCTAACTGTACATTATAGAATGTTTTAGTGTTTATCTTAAATTCGTTATAAGTAGATGGAACATGGTTGTTTAATACTGGGTTATCATTATTACCTAGGTGATGCATTGACTTATACGATGTAATTCTAATTTGAAATTTGTTTTCTCTTGTATTATTAAAATATTTTGAATATTCTGCCATGTAATGTAAGAACCTATCAATATTACCTCTCATATCATATGTAAAGTTAATTGTAAGATGTGGGTCATAATGTTGGTTATTAATAAATGTTAAATCTTGACCAAATCTACTAATGGTTGCTTTCTTTGATGTAAAGTTAGGAAACTGAACACTATCAACCATATAGTTTAATAGTATCTGATAGTTTTTAGGTTCTGTTATATCTGTATTATTAGTATAAGTGCCTCGTGCAGTCTCATTAGATGATTTTACAAAATTTACATCTCTACGAGATAACACATTATAATCTCTTGGTGTTAAATTTTCAGCAGGTACTTCGTTTCTTAAATTTACAGAATTATTAGTAGAATCAGAACCTTTTTTAGTTCTTATAAATTCCACGTAAAACCTATTGTTATTAACAAACTCATTATGGAATGTATTAATAAATATTTCTTTAGACATCATTGGAGTCATATGTGATAAGTCATCAGCATCATCAACATCAGGGTGATAATTTGCTGATACACCGCCTCTCAAAAATAATCCATACGTAAAGTCTAAAGCATATTGAACCGCCGCACCAACAAGACCAGGTTGATATAGATTATTACTATTCATTAAAGCTTTTCGTATTTCACTATCACCATAACCATATAAATAACCTTTAGTTTTTTCAGCTAAAGCTCTTGTCCAACTATGATGTGTTCTATCATAATCATATCCAAATTGTGTTTTATCACTATTAAAAAATGCCATATTTTTATCCTATATTATTTTTAAGAACACAACCTAACCAAATACCTGCATTTGGATTGATTCCGTCACTGTTATCGTTTAAGAACTGTACCCATACTTCATCATCAACATCAGGTATATCGCCTGTTCTATATAGTGAAGGAGCACAATGGTCTACCCATATACCAAAGTCTTTCTTTTTAAACTTATCTTCTATATCATGTACACCAATAACTCTAACATACAATCTTTCTCTGGCTAAAGGGTCTTGGTTGTTTAATACTTTACCTATAAATATTCCATTTAAGGAAACATCAGTATATTCTATATCACTTTTCATTATTTCCACTTAATTAAATTATTACTACTATACATATCACTATTTATACCATCAGTTACAGCCATTATTTCTTGTAAGTAGGTTTTTGATGTAAACACGTGTTTAATACCACTAATCAAGAATTTTCCTGTATATACATCATCGGGTACATGATATTCTTCGTTTTCAGTATTAACTGTTAATTGACTAGGTATGTCAATACTTATAATTTGACCAATTTTTCTATCAATATATCCTTCTACACTTATTCTAATTTCATACATATCAAGTAACATTCTATTCAATTTGGTATCCATATATCCTTGAAGGTACTCTTTACAATTACCACAAGGGCTAATATCTGTTGTGTTAGTTTCGTAATTACCCAACATTTCTTTATTTACACATAAGTATTCAGATAGTTTAGTACCCAAGTTCTTAGTATCAGTAATATTCTTTTCGTGTGTATCTACGGTATTACTTTCTAAATCAATATAACTATATGTAGACTTAAAGAAACCTTTATTAGCCATCTTCATATAATTAGGAACTTTCATAAATTGCATTGTTATTACTTTGTTGAAGTTTCTATTAGATGAAAATAAACTATGATTTTCTTTTACTGTCTTATCTACAGGGGGTGGTATATATGTTTCCATATTATCGTATATGCCCAAAGCACCTTCAAATAAACTAGGTATTGTTACAAAGTTTAATGTTCCGTCTAAATTCTGAAAGAATAATACACCAGCTCTGTTACCTTCTGCAACAACATAATCACTCATATCAGTTAAACTTTTCAATGGTGTCCATTTTGGTGTTGTGTAAGTAATTTTTTTAACATACTTTTCATAAAACTTTGGCTCTACACCAACTGTATTACATAAATCATTAGCAATTTGTTTAAATGTCTTATCGTGAAATGCCTTACTCACAGGGGTTGTATACGCGTTTAACATATTCCCAGCGGTAAAGTATACACAAACGTCACGATATGGCTTCTTTGATAGGTCTATCGGCATTTGAACGCTTTTATATACATCGAATGTATAATCATTATAAAATGGTTGTATTGTATCATATAATTCATCAGCAGTCTTAGGTAACACAGGCTTTTCTATTGTTATTTCTAACTTATCACCCATCATAGGCATAACATTCTGCCAAAAATCTCTATCTGTTATAGTAAGTTCCCCTATTATATGTGGTGTAAATATATTTTGTGATATAATCAGTTCACCAACTTCTATAATATCCAATGGGTGTTCTGTACCATCACTTTTAATATATGTAACTTTTGTTAATACGTTAGACATTGTTTGCTTTATCCTTTAATGCTTTAATATAGTTAGTAATGTAATCAGGGTTTATTATTTTAATTTGTCTTTTCCTATTGTAATGTTCAAATAATAAGTCTTGGTATGTTCTTAGGTTATAGTAACCTTGACCATCACCATTATCATCGGGTACATCATTGTTATATAATTCATCTGCTAATTCTAATATATCATTATCGTTTAATATCCAATCGAAAGGATTGTTTATTTCATTAACTAATAATATAATCCACCAATAATTAGGGTTATTATATAAGTCAAGTGCTATTCTATCTAATCTGCTATCTCTTGGTACTACATAATCATCTAACCATTCTTCTTCTATTACAGTATTCCATCGTCTTACGTTACTTAACTCTGGCATTGTAATTTTATTAGTCTGATAGTAGTCGAATTTGATATCTTCATCATCTAAGTAATCAGTAAAGTTTATTTCATATGTTTTTAATAAATCAAAAAAGTGCATTATTTTCCCTTTATTTTATTGATTACAGTTGTTTGTTTGACTTCATTATGGTCAATAACATCTAATATCTTTAAAGCTGCTTCAATTGTGCCATCATCATTTTCACCAACACCCGATACTGTAGGTTTAATAAGTGGGTGCATACTAGAAAATGATAAACTTAAATCATAACCAATAGTATTACCATCTATATAGAATGGTATATCTTCCCTGCCATCGTGAACAATTGGTTTAATTTTAACACTTTTTAAATTAAGGTAGTAGTATTCATAAGTTAATGAAAGTGTCTTAGTTTTATTATTAGGTCTTGGTGTAACAATAGTTACATCGAAATTCATAGGTGATTTTAAATAAGGTACTATCTCACCAATCAAACTATTGGTTATTCTACCAGGCATCGCAGCATATTTAAATAATGTTGTAATCATTTTAATTTTCTTTGCTTCGTCAATATTATTAGCTAATAATTTAAAATCAAAATCTTGTGTTATGAATGATGGTGATTGAAATACATCAACTAGTCTTGGGTCTTGCCAAAAACCAGAACCAATACCAAGTTGTTCTTTTCCAGTACCATAAATTTTTCCTAAACCTATAGCTTCAGTCAAACCATCAAGATATGTCCCCCCTACTGTATCTGCAATACCCAAAACAGCTTCAACAACCATTTTACTAGCTGCTGTAGTATCCCCTGTTACTGCTGTAGTTACCGCTAATGATTTTTTATTCGCATAAGTAGGTGAGTTACTATATGATAATGATTTAGGAACATATGTTATAAAATGAAATTTATATTCTTTTGCTACATTTTTATTGTTATTAGCATCCCCAGATTTTTGTAATTTAAATTTGTATGGGTATGCGCTTATAATCATATACGGTGTATCTGGTGATGTTGTACTATTACCATCTCCATATATATCACTTGGGTATGTATAAATATTTGCATTCAATGCCATTTAATTCTCCTTTAATACCTTACGAAGTCAACTTCTACAGGTTTTATTACTTCTTTTATAGTTTCTTTATTTTCGCTTGGCGGTGTTATTATAGTATTTTGGTTCAATGCCACAGCTTTTTCTTGTTTATTTTCCGCTATCTTTTTCTGAATAGGTTCTACTATTTTTTCAAACCATAATAACGAATCTTCTTTAGCATTTGATGGGTTAAATGTTCCTTGTATGCTATCCGTAGTAGATTTAAAAGCTTCTTTTATAGCATCTACTAATTCATTCATATTATCACCCTTTTTACTAACCATTATAGCATCACCTTCATCAATTGGCGTTACCTGACCAGCTTTACTAATATAACCATCATTTATTTTTGGATTTATTTGCATAGATTTTCCATCATCAACTTCAACATCCCCACCTCCAAAACTAAATGAATCCATCATAGACTTCCAGCTATTTCTTACAGCGGTATCAAATTTAACAATAGAACCGACATCCATATCTAATTCTGGCTTACTTGCTTCTGCATCATATAAAGAACCATCGTCATTAGTTAATTCGAATTTACTTTTAACACCCTCTTTATTACGTACTTTGAACTCGTTGAATACATCACCCTTGTCAGATGATGATATCATAGAGTATATTAAATTAGCAACATCAGGGTCATCATCTTTTAACACCATATAATAACCTAAAAAATCTCTGATATTATTGGCGGTTGGTGATGCAATCACCATATTTGCTTTTTTCATAGCAAATAAAGCAGTTCGTTGATTCTTCCATTTCATAGTAGTAAAACCTTTATTAATCAAATCACGTTTTTCGTAACCTAAAGATTCTGCTTCATTTATTAAATGTTTATTTTCACTTTTTGCGAATTCATTAGTTTTATCAACAGTCATATATGCAGCCATAGCCACGGCAGCACCAGTACCCACAATTCCAATAGCTTCTATTACAGCAGTCGCTTGTGCACCGACCTTTGTGATTTCTTTACCATATTGTATCGTTTTTATTGTTAGTTGTTTAATACTTTCCCATGTACCTTTCTTAACAACTTCCTGACCTATTTTTTGTGCACCCTTTTCTGCTAATTTTCTGGCGGCTCTTTCTGCTAATTTCTTCCTTACCCAATCGAGACCCATTTTAGCCATCCAACCTTCCGTCATACCAGGTGAATAACCGTCGCCTTTTTCACCTTCTACACCTTCTGCACCTTCACCATCAATACCCATTCCACCACTACCACTAGCACCAGCAGAATGCATCCACATGTCTTTAGGGTCTATATTTTTTGCTGTTGCTTCGGATTTGAAATCTTTATCTTCATCTTTTTCTGAACTGTCGGTATTCTTAGCAATTTTAGCTAATATTTTAGTTTGTTTCTTTTCTTCTTTTAATGATGCTTTAGCTTGTTTCTTATCTTCTTTAGTTTGTTTCTTTTCTTCATCTTTTACAGTATCTTCATTAACACCACCAATACCCATTTTCTTTTCAGTAAATTGTCGTATTGATTTTAAATCGGATTTAGCCATGTAGCCATCTTTACCAACTGATTTCTTAACTTGACCACGAACATCTTTTTCAAAACCTGTAAGTTGTTCTTTTTCCTGTTCTTTTGTTAAATCGTCACTCATACTTTCTTGGAAGTTAGCAACCATTTGTGATATTAAATCTTCATGTCTATCTTCAAGTTTACTACCACCAAACATTTGTTTAATCATCTTTCCATGCTTTGCACCTGCTCTACCAGCAACATTCTTAGCATCGAACATTCCTTTACCCTGGAATACTTTATCTTTCTTTAAATCTTCTCTTTGGTTTCTTAAGTATTGGTCTAAAGCATTTTTAAGTTGACCTATATGTTCTTGCCCTGGTGTATATCCTTTAATACCAGTAGCTTTTTCAAGCTTTACATCATTTTTCTTAATTTCTTTTAAGACTTTTTCTATTTCTTTTACTGTACTATCAGTTTTAGTTGTTACAATTGGTACATCACGAATATCTTTAATTAATTTTTCAAAACTATCAGTATCATCCTGAACTTTCTTTATGAATGCTTTTCCTAATTTCTTTTCTTCATCTGATAGTTTACTTTCTTTTCTATCGTGTTCTTGTTTTAATCTTTCTTCTTGTTTTAATCTAACATTTAATATTTTTTCATAATCAGCAATCTTTTTGAACAATTCTTTATTGAATTTTTCAGATACTTGTTCTTTTGTTGTTTCTATTATATGGACTGCATCCGCAATAAATATGTCAAGTTCTCTTGTTGTTTTTCGTTTACTTCTTGGGGCTGTTGTAGACCAAAAGGCGTAAATTTCGCCTATAATACCGCCAACTGCTTTCTTAACAGCTTCTTCGGGGTCGCCTATCCATTTTCTTTCCCATGATTCAACAACACTTATACTTGTAGCATTTTTTAGTATATCTCGTTTAGCTTCGGTTTGAAGCCTTTTTAATGTACTATCTATTGTTGTTTTTGCTGTTATTGTTGCCATTTATTTTTACCTGTTTTCATTTCCGATTGTTTTTATTGTCATCCAATATTCAACGTCAAATTCATAAGGATACATGCCATCGATTTCATCGTGACTGTAACCAATTACTCGCTTCATTAGGAATCTTCTACTAATAAAATCCTCTAGCGATAAATCAGTTACACTTGTACGAAAAAATGAGGTTCATCTACCACTACTTTATAATCCTTTTTACAATTTGGACAAACTTTATCATCTTGTAACCAAAAGTTTATTTTCTTTGATGCTAAAAATTCTAACACCTTAGAATAATCATTTGGTGTTATGTTATTATCTACAAATTGTTTAATATCTTCTAAATCCACATCTTCATATGCTACATCATCAATAATTAACTTATCGATACTGTTTATTAGTATGTTATGTGCGGCGCTGAAATATTCACCTTCTTTAGTATCTCTTATAATTTCAAGTTCTTTCATATAAGGTAATACGTTGAATGTAACAATTGTACCATTTTCCAAATTGTAACTAAATTCTGTTTCAATTACTTCTGGTTCTGTTTTAATGTGGTCTATTACTGAAATAGTATAACCATCAATCCACCAACTACAATGTGGGCAAGAATGTGGTCTTGCTATTGTAGGGTCATAACTAATACTTCTTAAATATGATAAAGCGAATAGAAAATCTGCTTTACCTAAACTATCAACTGTTTCATAATCATCAGGATGCACACAAGCCTTAAATAATTTAAAGGTTTCGTAATTCCATACATTATCATCATTAACTGTTGATGTTGCATTTAAGAATGTTCTAATCTCTTTTGTCAAATACTTACGAATTTTAATCGTTTTCTTTGAAAATTTTAATTCTAAATTCTGATAACTTTGTTCATAGTTTAGAATTCCTTCTGGTAACTTCATTTTTTAACTCCTTGTTTATATTGTTATTTCTTTTGGTGTTATATTTAAGGCTATTTTTGAAAATGAATTATTAGGTTTGCCCATAGCCCAACCTTCATTACCAAATATAACATCCATGTTTTCTATTTTTATCTTGAAACTATATAATAGTTCTCCTTGGTGATTTGACATTTCCAATTCTATAGTTCCCTTATCTTTCATTGCTATGGCTTTTATTATTTTTTCAGCTAAATCATATGTATTCAAGAAAGTGAAATTTATATCTTGCCATACACCATCTTTAAAAAATGGTGGACTTGCTTCTTCACATAGAAACCTTGTATCAATATCCCAAGATTTTGGGAATTTCACATTGAATCTGTTTGTGAATATACCAACTTTAAATATCTCTTTAAAGTCCTGTAATGTTGTAAATTCGGTTGGTTCTATCATTTTTTAACTCCTATTTTTTTAAGTATCTGATTGACTTTACTGTCAATTGTTCCATATTCATATGTGTATAAGTTTGATTCTTCCTCTTCATTTATTAGATGAAACATATATCTACCATCACCATCACGATAGTATTCGAAATAAGTATTCTCTTTAATGAAAGCAATTCTATCCTCATCTTTATGAGTAGTAGTAAAACCTTCATTCAAGAATGTTTTTTCGATTTGGTGTATCTTATCTTTATCCAAGATAACACACTCCATATATAGTTCCATTATGTTATCCATTAGTTCTTATAGTTAATTATAAATTCATCAAACAATCCCATTATTAAGTTATCATTCAACTTAACATAGATACTGTATAATTCTTCGTTAACCACCCCTTTATTGTGTATAACAAATGATTGTGTACGATTTGCCTTAAATACTGCTAAAGGTTCTAATTCTGCACGTATGGCGTTGGGAACTGTTTGTTCGTGCCATATCTTGTAAAGCTTTTTAATCTTTCCTTTGAATATACTATTAATTCCAAGGTCTAAGTCCTTATGGTCTTTACATTCTATACTGAATGGGAAGAACTCTTTTGCTATTCCTAATTCAATATCACCGTTAGCACTTGTGAATACACCACTAGAAGAATCTCTCTTTGGGTGTACATTGTCATTATTTACTGCTTCCACTAACAACTTATACTTGGAATTAAATTCCATTAAGTGCTTGTGAATCTGTTTGGCAATTTTTGTTTCAAACTTCTTGCCTTTCTCTTTTGCATAACTACTCATCCTATTTCCTCTTTGTTTAATTCGTTTCTTTACATGTCTTCCCAAACACCATCATAACCATCGACATCAAGTATTTTAACTTTGAAATCTTCCTCGTTCATTCCTAAGTTTTCAGCAATATCAATTTTTATATCTGTTATCGCTTGTCTAACTTGTTGGTAATTTTCATCATTTATTCTGTCTTCATCATCACCAACTGGTGTTTTTTGTCTATATGCTACTGCTAATTTGTAAATTGTTATTTCATCTTTAATTTCGTGAAATTCATTCAATTTTTCTTCTTTTAATGTTTCTTCGTACAACGTTTCTAATTTTTCCATACTTTATCCTTGTTATTTGTTATTTGTTAGTTCGTTTCTTTAACGTACATCTTCTCAAAGTTTACATTAACATCTTTCATTACAATGCTTCCTTTAGAACCACTAATATCAAAATCCCAATCATTAAACCCTATGAACTGACAACCATCTAATATAATAGCTGCTTTCTTAGTTGAGAATGTATATATACCACCCTTATCAGCATCATATATCAATGGAAACACATAAACATTAAACTTTAATGTATCAGGGTAAATCCCCAATCTGTGTTTATCGGGACTATGGTTTAAATATAGAATGTGGTTAATAAACCTTGAAATGTGCATGTTATTACTTTCTATTACTTTAAACTTTGCCATATTCTTAGTACCAGTATCTAACCCAGTAGAATAACTTTTTATCTTATTCATAATGTTTTGACTTGTAAATGTTTGTGATTGCCCAGGTATAGAAATATCCAAGGTGTTTATTGTGAATAATTTACCTAAGTAAGCACCCCAATCATTACCTTTATAATCCATAGTCACATCTTTTAGTATTGATGTGGGAAAAGTTCCTTTAATATCATCGTTAATTCTATTAAAATCATAATGCACATATACCAATTCAGAATTAAATCTGTAATTAGCGTGACTATTATCTAAGAAGTACTGATTATTTCGCCATTCTGTAAGAGCACTTGGTTCTACATCAGGTCTTCTATCAGGATACCCCATATCAATGTTTAATTTTGCCTTAATTGTTTCAAAGTCTGCCATAATATTATCCTACGTAAAAATCTGCTGGTTCGTTGTATACTAAGTATAGTTCTTCTTCTGACTTCTCTTGCATTTCTTGTCCCATGCTTAATGCGAAATCTGCATCAAGTGTCATACCACTTGGTAAAGGAGTAGAACCATAAAGTTTAAGGTTTGTTGCAACTCTAATCCAACACAATGCTAAAGCATATTTTTTAATCCAAGGATGTGTCCATACACCATTATCTTCTTCATCAGGGTCAAACAAATAAGCATAACCGTGAATAATAACATTTGTATCAAATCTTGGAGGTGCATCAAGTTTTACTGTATTATCAGTTTCAGAAAAATTGAAACTTCTTTCTTTCTGTAACATTTTTCTTGCTGATTGTATCCATGCTCTTGTCATGTAAATATCTAAAAGATTATAACCTGCTGTGTTTCTATAAGCACTATTGAAAATACTGTTATCAATAATGTGTCTTTCAACACTAAAAATATCAAGCGGGTTACTTGTTGCAATTATATCAACAACACTTCTAGTTCTAAAAGGCATATCATAATCTGTTTCATCGCCTTCTAATGCTAACAACATATAGAATTCTTGTGATGCCATACTTGCATGTTGTTCAAAGAATTCAATGGATTGTATAATCAACTGTTCCATCTGTTTTCTTGTTATGTATATTTCCCTAATTTCCAAACCTAATTGGGTTTCAAGATAATCTATTAAATCTGATTGTAGACTCATTTATTTAAATCTCCATTTATTCATTATATATTTATTTATATAATCGAGTATGTTATTTATTCATGTATTACTTTGTCTGAACCAATTTGCACGACTTTTCCAACCTTTTAGGAAAACTGAGTTCTTTGGTTTAGCAGTTACTAAATTTTCATAATACTTAATTCGTTCATCAACTAAGGTATTACTAAATATGTTATTGTTTATTTGTTGTAAATGTGTGAGTGTTTCATTACCAAATATACCATCAACAGCAATATCAACATCCCCATCATTGTTATGTGTATTTATAGCTTTTTGTAATATTTTTATAGACCTTTTAACACCCATATTAACTGCCATATCAAAAACTTGATGTATTATAATATCAATAATATCAGCATCTTCCAACCTATAACAACTTGCCTGTTGGTAGTAATCAGCATCATAAACTATACGAGCTATTTCTATTGCGTGAAATAATTTACTCTTATCGTAGAACCTTTTTACCAATTTAAAAGCATGTTCATCATGTTTGATGGTAATACCATATATAGTTTCACCACCACTATCATTAGGATGGTTACTATAATTTCCTTCAAACGTCATTAATTGATTAAAAAAATTTTGTGGTAACATAATCTATCTCTCCAATTTATTATTATTTATAAAAAGGGGAAATAAAAAAGGGGCTTTTTATAGCCCCTTGTAAATAATAAAAATCTTTACTTTTCTTTTAAGATTTTTTCTAAATCTTTTTTCTTCATACCGTGAGTATTAATTCCCAGTTCTGAAACTTTAGATTTCATTTCAAGATAAGTTAATTCATCTTTATCTTTTTTAACAGGTTTAGATTTTTTAGGTTTTACGTCAACCTTTTCAACCTTTTCAACCTTTTCAACCTTTTCTTTTTTAACAACAGGTTCATCGGGTACTAATTCAAAATATTGTCCATATTCTCTGACAACCTTCCAAGGCATTTCTCTAACACTACCAGGTGTCATTTTATATAGTCTACCAAAAGCATTTAAGAAAAATGGTCCTTGTTTACCCTTTTTACTCTGTTTCATTTTTACTTTTACAAGTTTGTTGTTTGCAGCCATGTTTAGCTCCTTTCTTTAGTTTTAACAGAATAGTATGCTTCAAAAGGCACTAAACTTTTCATAGGTTTACCACTTCTTGAATCGACACACACAATAATAAAATTTTCAGTATCCCATAATTCTATCTTCCCTCTTAACGTAACTCCGTTTTTTAGGAATACTTCAAGTACCTTTCCTTTATTTTCTTGGAAAAAAGTGTTTCGTGTAGCACTCATTTTATTCTCCTTTATTTATATTATTTGATTGTAGCACGAATATTCAATGTTTCTATTGATTTGTATAAATCGTGCTCTAGATTTTCTATTAAGGCACTATCTTCATAAAAAATAAAATGCCCATCAGTTGTTTCTTGTGCTATGTATGATGAGTCTTCTAGCCATTCACAAAAAGTATAATAATCGTCACCATCATCGGGTTTAACTATAACCACACTTGTCTTTTCAGTTTCGAATAACTTTTTATCAATTACACCATCATATAAATTTGTTTCATAATCTATTAACTCATTGTGTTCTTCACAATCAGCGATTGATTTTTCATAATTTTGGTTATAAGTATTGTGCATCTTTCACTCCTTACATAGTGGAAACGAACCAATCTTGTTCTTTATCCGCTACTTCTTTTGCTTTTTTATTTATATCTGCTTGGGTCTTCTCTTGGTTATTTATAACTTGAATATCCACATTTCCGAAGTTTATATCGTATAATCTTTGTTTATGCTTAGAAACCCCAATCATTGTTCTTGTCCCAGTTTCTACATGACTACGGGATTTAATAAGTTTCCATAAATAAACAGAGTTTATATCGTTTGTAAGATATTGCTGTATATTGTTTTTAATTTCAATTTGTGAAATAAAAGTATCAAGGTTTTGTGGAATAGCATAACTATCACCAACATCCTCATTTCCGATATCAGCATCAACACCTTTTGCTTTTACTTTGTGTTCTGTCTTTCTATTTGATTGAACAGCAGAAATAATAGGCAAATTCATATCAATACCAATCTTCTGTCTTACTTCTCTACTAATTTCTTTCATAGTAACATATGTATTACTTCTATCTCTAACATTTAAAGCAGTCATAATACCGATATAATCTATAATAAGAATATCAGGAGTAAAACTTTTTACAGAGTAAAGTTCTCTTAACCACATTTTACAGTCAATTACACTTGCATCTGAAAACTGATGAATTTCAATTTGTCCCATATTAGGATTTTTTTCATCAAACACTTCAAATTCTTTCATTACAATATTTTCGCCAGCTACTTGCATATCGTAAGTACCCAAATTTAGAAGATTTGCATCGATTCTTGCTAAATATTCTTCACACGATATTTCAAGTGTTGCTATGGCGACATTCAAGCCTTGTCTAGCAAAACAAGCGGCAAGAAATGCCATTGATAAGGTTTTACCCATATTTGTCGGTGCTAAGAAACAAGTTAATGTTTTTGTTTTAATACCCCCTGTCAAATCATCAAATGGTTTGAAACCTGACATAATAGTATTTTCCATTTTCAATGCTCTTACTCTTTTCAGTCTATCTTCATTAGCATTCCAAGTCATCGAATAGTCGTCTTCTTCAAACTTTATATTCAATGCTTCTTCTATAATACCTTGTGCTTGTCTATAAGAATCAGGCGATTGATTGCTTTTTTTAATCATTTCAAGACTTACATTTAGACCATTCCTGAAAGAATTCATTTTAGCCCATTTTTCAGTTTCTTGTATAAGTATCGGAGTTGCTATATTCATATTTTGAGCATTTAGCATATCAATATATTTTAGTAATTCATCTGCCCCTTCTCTTTTATTAAGTTTGTAATCACCGTGTATCATAAGCTTCAAGGTATCAAAACTAACTGGACTATCATCGTTAACGCACTTATCTATATAATAAAATAAGCTTTGTGCTTCGTAATGCTCAAAATAGTCGGATTTTATTTTAGTTATGGTTTTTCCCATGAAGTCGGGATTACTGACAAGATTGTGTACTATATAATCTTCTTTATTCATCTATTTCCTCTTTTTTTAATCTTGTTTTTCTTGAATATTCATCTAAATTATACATTGATATACACCACAAAACTAAATTCATAACAAAATAGTAATACATTCCACCTTTTAGCGAGTATCCCATCCACATAACACATGCTGATATATAGAATAATGGTGCGTAATAACTCTGTTTATTGTATAAGAATATACCAATAATAGTTGTAATGGAAGCTAAAAATTCCAAAACTTGCATATTTCCTCCGTGTGAATCTTACAGATTCACTGTTCTGTTTAAAACTTGATAGATGTCTTTGATAACATCAAATAAATCTTCTTCTTCGTTTGTAAGTTCATCTTCTTTAAATTTTAAATAATGATAGAACTTTGTAAAAAATTTAACTGTATTTTTAAAATTTTGCAGTTTTGAGTTTCTATCATAGTCGGTGTTTATAGTGTCCACCATATCATAATACTTTTCTTCTATTTCAGAACCTTCTAAATCTTCGAGTACGTCATATTGTTTTATAAACATTTTATCAAGTAGGGCTGCTTTTCTACTACCATACTGTTGTTTCAAATACATATTAAATTCTGTACCGATGTATGATTCAAATTCGTACTTTTCATAATCACCGCCAACCTTAAATTGTACATCTTGTAACTGTGTTTTAGGCGGATTGAAAGTATCTTGTCCTTCGATTAGTCTTGGTATTGGTCTTCGTTTAGGTTCTTCTGATTCTTCTATAAAATCATCAAATTGTTCAACTAAATCATTAGGGTCTTGATTATCCATAAATCCTACATATTGTGCCATTCTATTAGCAGTAAGAGTTTTTGGTCTTAATGCTTCCATATCAGAAGGAGTTTCTTCTTGTGCTTCTGCCATTTGTGCTTCTGCTAATTGTTCTATATAGTCTTGGGTAACAGTATTATCAGATTCGTGTCTTATAACTTCTACAGTTGGTGAATGTTCAGATACAACCCCACCACTACCAACATCCACATAATCTTCAATTAAACTACTTCTTGATTCTAATTCTTCTTGTGATGCTTCTGATGTTAAAGAAGGTTTTGTTCTTTGTGGTATAATAGGATTACTAACTTCTTGAATTGCTTTAATTGTAGCTTTTTCTTGGTTAGATGGTGTTGTAACCATCCCCATATAATCACTCATTCTATCATTTGAAAGAACTTTTTCTTTTAATGGTGCTTCATTTTGAACTAATTCATCACTCATTTTTATTCCTTAATTTCTTCTATAATTTCTTCTTCAAGTTCGGGTTCGTCTTTCTTCTGTTGATATTTATATATCTGACCCAGTTTTTCGTTTAAATTGTGTTTTTGTATAATTTCTTCCCACATTTTATCTGTAAGGTCTTTAATACGGTATTCATCTTCTCCAACTACCATATGAGCACCCAAACTACCACGGTTCTTTTTAGTAGCTATGTTATTATCTACAAGAGCTTCGTATAAACCTGAATATCTTAATAAACCTCTATCATAATCTATTACGAATTTTACTTTAAACCCTTCTTTTGCAAAACGATTTTTCTTATTTGTTGCTGTAACTTCGATACCTTGAATTTTATCACCATCTTTTATAGTCTTCTTCCAAAATTCTATAATAAAAGATGCTGCAAATTGACTACCTTTACCACCACCAACAATTCGTTGTGCAAACAAGCCTTGTGAATCATATTGATGATTAATCAAAAGCATAGGTATTCTTTTTCTAAATGCTCTGTTAAGAATCATTCTAAAGAAACCTTTAAGGTCTTTAGCTCTTGTCATATCTTGCTTAATATCACCATTTAATGTATCTTTAACTTCTTTTTCACTCGCAAGATTACCAATAGAATCAATAACAATCATAAGTTTAGAATTTTTATCCGCAACTTCTATAATATTTAATAGTTTGTGGTTAAGAGCTTTTGTTGAGTGTATATCTTCTACGATAATAATTTTTGATGTATCCAAACCTGCTCTTTCGTATTCGGATATTTCAACATCACCTTCGGTGTCAATATAAATTATTTTCCACCCTTGTGAGATTGCACTTTTCATCGCTTGTTTTGTTATGTATGACTTTGATGAACTTGGGTCGCCAACAGCCTGAAATGCTCTATTATCAGGTATTCCTTTATAGAAATCACCAGTAATAAGCATGTTTAACATAACACTTCCTGTGTCAAAATACTCTAAGATTTTGTAATCATCTTTAGTATCACTAAGCCTTCTACTTTGCTTCAATACATCAGCGATTAAATTATCGAGAATGTCTTTAGATTTAGTAGGGGCATCACCTTTTTTAGGTCTTGCCATATGTATTTCCTCAAATTATTGTTTATATATTTTTCAAATTGTAACCAATATCTCCGCCTTTAGGCTTCAAATTGATTTTATAAAATTGGTACATTCCGCGTTCATCTTTGACTTCAAAATTAACGAAATATTCCTCTGTTCCTACATCACTAGTTGTTTGTATGTGACCACCTGAAAAATCTATGGCTTTCCCTTTCTTAAAAATTAGAGAGAAACAATATCCTACGGGTTCGTAGTTATCAGGGTGATTTTCTGAGTTTTGTGCGAACATCATTGCTTTTTTAAACATGGCTTTTACATCATCTTTTAGCCTGTCATAGTCAATTTTTTCGCCACCAGGAACTTTAACTTTTTCCTTCTTCTCATCTTTTTCTTGTGCTTGTTGTTGTACGCTTAATGGTTCATCATCATTCATTTGTTGTAAAACATCATTATTGATGTGGTCTTCAATATCTTCTGCGAGTTTTTTGCATTTTGCATTATACAATGATTTTAATGTCGGCATATTTTATACTCCATTTTTACTATTATTTATAAAAATGGATTCCTTATTTACTTTCAAATTCTTCTACAGTTATACTATTAATAGTTCTTAGATTTTCTTTTGTAAAACTTCTCCATCCACCAGCTTCAATATCGAAAACAGGTATAACTAAATCACTCACTTTTCTTTCTTTCTTTTCTAATGGTGTGCCATCTTCGTTAAGTCTTTTTACTTGAAATTCTTTTGGTATTAACATCGCATTTGTGGTAGCTTTCATTTTTCTTTGGCTACCGTCTTTCTTTAAAAACATAATTTCTACAGGTGTTTCTGATTCGTGTAGTAATTTTCTTAATTTTTTTTCTAATTTTTCGTTCATGTGTTTGTCCTTTGTTGATTACTCTAATATACATAATAAATATGCGTTTGTCAAGTCTTATTTAAACTTTCTTTTTAATATAAACCTTTTAATATTTTATTAATTTTATCTTCTGATATTAATTCTTTTTTTAATTTTTTTCTTGTTTTTTGATATACAATACTTCTATATGGTAATTTATGTTTAACCCTGAATGTTATAGTTAGTATACCAACCATACAATCACCATTAAAATCATTACCATGTAATTTCCATAACATATTATTAATTTCTGAATATTTACCGTCTATTATTAAATCATCAATCGTATTAAATATGACATCTAATTGGTCATCAATATGTTTATTTTTGGTATGCTTCTTTAAATCATTTAATAAACTCATAACCCTCCTATAATTTTACCAATTTGTTTGCGTCATTACTGGTGTAGAAATTGTCAAAACCTCCAGCATACATAATTCTATCTAAGAAAACACCTGTTGGCATATTACCGAATAAAGTACCACCAGCATATAAACTATAACAATCTTCTTTAATATCCATACAATTAACAACTACATATTTTTTACCCGCCCTATAATCGTGACTATTCTTCATCATGGCATATTTTATAAGGTCTAAATCTAATACACCTGTTTTAAAATCACCTTGCCATTCATTAAATTTGTTTTGTTCATGTTCATTTATATATTCTGCTTCGTTCATTAATATATCATTACCATTTCCATGCTTTGTAAGGTATGACCTTGTGACATAGTAAACAGCATCTAAATTATTACGCATTTTAAAAATGTTTGTTACCCCTACATTAGACCTTGTTACATGTGGAAATAATCCATTATGTTGGTCTAACAATAGTCCTTGACTGCCTTCATATATTATAACATCATACAACATTGTGATTTCTCTGTAATCTCTGACATGTTCATTATTTACTATATAATAACATTTGTTTAAGAAATCATCTAAAACTTCTTTATCAAGTGTTATACCATAATGATTACCAATATTTTTCATTTTTTGTTCAAGTACTTTCGGGTAATATAAATCTTCAAAGAGAAGAGAAAACCAATCCTCTTCTCTCTGAAAAGTCTTACCAATACCATGACCACAAGTACCATCGCTGATATTTGTTTTACATTCACGGTTGGCGAGAATCTCATACGGTGTGGTAATTGGGCACTTTGGATGTATGTATATTAAAGGTCTTATCTTTTTTAATATAAGGTCACGGTATTCATCCATAAATGAAAGTGGGTTAAACGTACAATATTCACTCCAGTATGTTGGTACCCCTTGCAGAACACCCCCACCAAAGTTAGATACTATATGTTCTTTGCCGTCATAAATTACTTTATGACTTGCTTGTGAACCCCCACTGTATCTTACTACGATACAATTCTTATCTTTATGTTTTTCACAAAGAGAGGATACAACCTTTCCTTTACCTTCGTCTCCAAACCCCAAGCCAATCACCGCATACGAAATCATAATCCAATCACCTCCGTTGGAGTGTTAGTTTTAGTTTCTGTTAAGATTGGAGCTTTGGACACTCCATCTGTATGTTTAATTACCAATTCTGCTATAGTCATGGCAACATCTTCTTGATTTGCTACAAATTTAACATTATCACCAAGCATTGCTTTCCAACCATCTTGAGTTTCCTTAAAAGAACCGACTCTTGTACAAGTCATGTGCAAATGATACACATTGTACTTTTCTTTGGCTTTTTCGAGTAGTTCGTCTGCGGTGCAATCTCCTTCTGCTTCACCCATGATGCTTACAAGAGATTCGTGTGATATGTTTTGGTGTGTGGGTTCGTCACCAATAGTAATTAGTAATCCTTTTTCGCCCCTTTTTTCCAACGCATCGTGCATTGTATGGTTTGCTGCGAAATACCAAGCTAAAAGATAACTTTCGCCATTGTTGTTCCCACCCCTACCTTCAAGGTATGTGTCTGTCAACCACTTATCAAGTAGTTCGTCATTACTTTCAAACTGCCCGATTTGAAGCGGTGCACTGTCGTTGAAATGGTCACCTATCGCTAAGAATAGGATTTGGGGGTCTGGAACCCCCGCTTCCATAATCTTTTCCATAATCTTTGGCAGTCCTTCTTTTACCAAAAAGTGTGGAACTGTAAGCATTGAACCTGTTACATCCAAACCAAGTATAATTGGTACACTATTAGGGTGTTCTTCTGAGTCACGAGATTCCCTTAATTGTACACCTGTTGGTATCATGGATTCACACAGCTTTCTGCTTTTAAAGATTTCTGCTTTGGATTTAGTGGCATACCCCATACTCGCTGAACGAAGTGCTCGGTCTGAAACCGAATAGCTACCGAATCCCATTACACCACCCCACCGAATAATGCTTTATATCTTTCTTGCCCTAGTTCAATCTGAATACTAAGTAGTCTGATTTGAACGGCAATTTCGATATCTTTGTCTGCAAATTTTCTTCCATCAAAGTTCTTTGCGAGAACTAATGAAATTGCAGATTCTGGAGACATGTCGAGCATTTCTTCTCTTTCCATCTCAAGAGTTTTTCTTGTTTGAATTAGGTCTTCGACCATTCTTCTGTAAGACATTTCCGCATTATCTGTAATTGCGGTTGCTCTTACTTGTTTGATGTCTTTAACACTCCTCTTTAGAGCTTCTTGAAAAAGACCATCTTGTTTTTTCTTGTCGTTGTCAGCCATGGCTAGACTCCTTTTTTTGTTTAACTACTGATTAATAGTTCTAAATCTGTTTCTGTAAGTATTGGAATTTCAAGGTCGTTTGCTTTAGTCAACTTGCTACCAGCGTTGTCACCTGCTAATAAGAAATCAAGTTTACTACTTACACTACTTCTAACTTTCCCACCATTCTTTTCAATCATTTCTTTGAACTCATCTCTACTAAGACTTAAAGTTCCTGTTATACAGAACGATTTACCTTTCAATATATCTGAATCTATTGATTTTTCTTTTAATTTAACTACTTGTGCCATTTCTTTATAGAATGAACAGAACTCTTGTTTCTTTTGTAGTAACAATGTAGCTGTTTCGTCACCAATCCCTGATATTTTTTCAAGGTCGTGGTAATTCATAATATCACACATGTTAGGCACTGATTTATAAACATCAATTAGTTCTACTGATACTGATTTTCCAATGTTTCTTACATTAGCACCTCTTATAATCATATCTTGTGTAACATTTTTAGATGCTTTTTTAATAGCATTTATAATTTTTTCTGCTGATGATTTTCCAAAACCATTAAGTATTTCGATATCTTCAACTTTCATAGTATATAAATCACTTGTTGTTTGAATTATATTAGCATCATATAATGATTCTATAGTAGCATCACTCACACCTTTAACATCAAGAACTTTAACCCACTTAGAAATTTTACCAACTTTCCGTGCTTTACAATCTGAATTTTCACACATTAAAAATGCACCATCTTTATGTAAAATAGACCCACACACAGGACAATTAGTAGGAGGCACATATGTCCCGTTAGGAATATATGTAGTCATGTGTGTAGGTATAATATCGCCACTTCTTGCTATACCTATAGTGGCACCAATGTTTATGTTGTGTTTTTCAATATAATCAAAATTGTGAAATGTTACTCTTCTAATAGTTGCCTCGTTAAGTTCAATAGGGTCAACGATTCCAACAGGACACACAATACCATGACCTGAAACTTCTAATTCGATATCTCTATTAATAGTAGAAACAATTTCGTTTGCTAATTTGTATGCAACTTTATGTTTAGGGTTCTTATCTGTCATTTCGTGATGCTCTGTATTGTTTAATGTTATAACCAAACCATCAGAAAGATAAGGTTTTTCATCTTTTATATCTTTGTACATATCGATAAAATCTTTAATGTTAGCTTGACGTTCCAATAGACCAAATACTGGCGTTTCAAAACCTAAAGAACTAATATAATTAAATTTTTCTTGTTCGGTTTCAAAAAGATAATCACCGAGTATATCATAAGCCACAAAATGAACATATTTTGATAAATCGAAATCTGCTTTTCTTGCAGAACTTATTAGTCCTGGAATTATATTTCTTCGGGATTTTGCTTGTTTTAAACCTCTAGCTTTTAAGGTTTCGTTCAATTTTTTAAAATTTTCTTTAGATATTACTAACTCACCTCTAACTTCTATTTCACCAATATCTAGTATTTGGTGTGGAAAATTTGCGAATGTTAATGCTCTTGTTATATCTTGACCAAACAAACCATTACCTCTTGTTGCCCCACTTATGAAATTTTTATTATTATACTTTATGGCTGATGCACAACCATCTAACTTGTAAGTTAGTAATGCTTGTCTATTATTTAACCATTGAATTAATTTAAGAATGTCTCTATACTTATCTAATGACATCATTGGAACTTTATGTTTAACTTTTACACCACTTTCCATACCAACAATATTAAAAACCTTACTTGTAGGATATAAATGTTTGCCCATATCTTCAAACGCATCAAATTCATCATCTGTAATTAAAGTATTACCATTATCGTATGCTTCTTTATACGTTTTATGTTGGTTTTCAAAATCTTGCATTGTTGTGGTTGTATCAGGCATTATTTTCTCCATTAGTTTTAGTTATACACAATATACGAAAATTAAATCATAATGTCAAGCTTTATTTTAATTATTTTCATCAACTATTTTTATAGCTTGTACAAAACCACTTCTATAATGATAACTTGGTTCTTCACCTGCAAAATGTCCACTATGTGCTCGACTATCATAATCTTCTAACAATTCTTTAACTTTTTCTTTTTTAAGATTCTTATCGGCATTATACAAATAGTTATCAAGTCTGTTAAGAGCAAACCCTACCAACAGTCTATCATCTTTATCGTAAGCATACCTTAAATCTCTTCGTATTCTTTTTAAGTCTTCTAACATTTAACCCCCCCATATTAAATTTAATGTAAAATCTACTCCACCAAATAACAAATAAAATATAAACAAATATATTACAATATTAAAAGCTATTTCAACCTTAGTCCTTTTTTTCATCTTTATCCTTTAATGGTATATAATCTTGACAATCTACAATACTTAAAAATGTTTTCATGTAACAATGGCACTTAAAGTTAGGGTCGTAATCCCAACATTTAGTATTACCACATGGTATCAATTTCTTTACCGATTTAATTCTTTCATTTTTAGTCATTTTAGCCTCTTTTTTATTTTATTAGCAATCATCAACTTTGTAAGCAATATAACTACCTATAGCACCACACACACCAGCAATTATAATTATTATAGCTATGAATTTTCCCATACAATCCAAAGAGTTAAAAGATTTTTTGTTAATATTTTTTAAAAAAATCCTATACCCTATATAACCACAATAAAACCATATAAACATAAAACCTGTAGCATTTATTATCATTATGAATCCTCCCTTGCAATAGATATCCACTCATTAATACCCTCTACAAAGAATTCAGCCATTTCATCTTGAAATTCTGCGGCTTTATCTGTATCTATACCACCACCTTTCTTTTTGAACAAGTTTTGAATAGCCCCCCAACCTCTTACTTCTAATAATAGTTGATGACCGCCATCTTCTTGAATACCCCAAATTTGTGTACCCATATCATCATATGAAACTTCTGTTCCAATAAAATCTAACAATTTTTTATTCATTATCCTACCCTCCAGTTTGGTATTAGTTTTTTAATTAATTCTATAATATCATCAGCTTTTTCATCCCACCAATCATCGTGACATTCGCCAACTACCCCGCACCAACTAAGATAAATAAACCCGACTATCATAACAGCAAATACTCGTGAACCAATAGCGGTTTCGTCAGAAGTAGTAAACATATAAGTTAGTGGTTCTGTAAACGATACAAACATGATAATTAGGTAAATCGTTATTATAATACTAAGAAAATATAATATAAATCCTTTCATCACTATACCTCCCACGGTCTTTTATTTCTTTTCTTATAGGTCTTATGTTTTTCATTAAATATACTAACTAATACTTTGTGTAACATTGTAAATCTTAATACCCTACCATGACCGCTGAATTTGAATCTTGTTAGAAATGGTATTTCGGATTTTTCCACTTTTGGTAATTTACCACCAAATGTAAGTTCATCCCAACATCCATCATAAGAAATATCAAAATCATCAACATTATGTTTTAAAATCTTTAATATTTTTGTCATTTCAGAATTGCTCAGAATTTTTATATCTACAAACCACATAATCACTTCTACAATCACACCAGTCAATACACATATAATACTTATAAAAATCATAACTTCAAAAAATGCACCCATTATTCCCTCCATAAAAATTTAAATTTCTTATTTTCATCGTCAGTTATTTTAATACCATTGACGATGTATTTTTCCCCTTCTTCTATTTGTTGATAAGATACAATTATAATCTTATCCCCAACTTCCCCCAATCTAGCCAAAGCACCGTTTAAACACACTTTGCCACTGTTTGCTTCCCCTTCTATGATATAAGTGGTTGCTCGTTGTCCATTGTTTATATTCAACACGTCTACCTGCTCAAAAGGAAACATCCCACAAGCAACTAATAATTTTGGGTCAACAGTAACACTACCATCATAATTGATATTTGCTTCTGTTACCGTAGCATTGTGTATTTTAGACTTTAAAAAGTTAAAAAACTTCATTTTTCTCCTCCATTTTGTAATTTTTAGGTAGCATTAATATAAAACTTCTATCCATTACCAAATCCTTATCTTTATATCGTTCTGCTACCTTGTCGGTAATATACAACTTTGGTATATTAATATCAACAACTTCTTTCTCTATTGTTAATTTTTCGTGTTTACTTGTTATCTTTCCTGTTCTATTATCTCTAAATACACGATAATATATAATTACATCACCTTTCTTTGTGAATATTTTACCAATAGATGTGGAATAAGTTGTAGTGTAAACATTTAAATATTTCGGACTACAACTTATAAGCACAAACAATAGATATATAGATATAAATTTATGCATCATCTACTTTTGTTAATTTAAGTTTCTTTCTCCACTTTTCGTAAAATTTCAAAGCTTCTTTATTAGTTTCAAATTCTTGGTGATTGTAAAGTTTATTCTCCATATACATTATAACATTTGGTTTTGTTACAGAATATATTACCTTATCGACTATTCTCTGATTAGATAGTTTAAACAAATAAGATTTTTTAAACCATTCTACTAGTTGTTCGTCAGTTTCACACTTGAACCATTTATATCTATTACCATAGTGTGTGTATCCTTCTTCATACCAACCCAAAGGTTTAAGTTCACTACCCCACCATCTTTTTACGACAACTGGTTCATTTACCCATTTGAAATCATTTCTTTCACTAAGTCTTTCTTCTGCCATTGTAATTTTTATAACAGCACTTTCTTTAATTGCTACCATGTATGCACTCCTCTTGTTTGTTATTAAAAACTGCTTGTGCTGAAAACACAAACTTATCTTGTACTGAGTAACCATTCATAGATGGTTCTGTATATGTTACACATACATATCGTGGCTCGTAGTCTTGCGATATAACCATGTATGTGTTACTTGTAATCCCGATAATTATTTGATTTGTACTACTGATAAAACTTATAGGTGATTTTAAAACCATTTTTTTAAGTTTTATTAAATCCCCATAGTACCCAATACTCAAACCAAGTCTATCGTATATTTTTTCTTTTGAATGGTGTGTAAATACTAAAGAACCGCATATGTTCATCAGTTCTATTTTATTCAATTTATGAAGCTTTTTAAACATAATTCCTCCTTTTAAATTTAAGCCTGTTCTTTTAGTTTTTGTTCTATAAGTCTCGCGTGTTCTCTATATATTGCAATTTCACGTATACTCATAGTTTTACCACTTTTAATTGTTGTTGCAATTTTAGAAATTATTCGTTCTGTAATAGTTCCATTATAAACAAATATATCCCAAGTTTTATTATCTATTCTTTTAAACATTAAGCCACCTCCACAACTACAGGTTCAGGTGCTTCTATTGGTCCACCATCATCAAAATCTAAAGCAAAATCTTCATCTTGAGCACCATCTAAACTCTTTTTATTTTTTTTGTCATAGTATGAGTTCTTCATTACAATGTAATACCAAGTAACATAAGATAGTTTAAGTGCCCAATGACTATTAGTTTTTGTATTAGAGTAATCTAATATTACATCTTCTTCTTTTTCTTGGACATCAATCATCTCACCATCTTTTCCAACGGTGTTGTCTGCGAGTTCCCCTCTTTCTTCAAAATATTGACGACATAGATTTAAAAGTTCATCCCAAAGTTTACGACTTTGGATTATACCTTTTCTTCTCTTTCCTTTATCAAAAATTATTCCATTGTTGCCATACGAAAAGTGTATGTTTATATTCTCGGAATTTTGCCACCTATCTATATACATTTTAACCTCCTTTTGTTAAACTTATACACAATATAAACAAAAAAAGAGCCAATGTCAAGCTCTTTCTTTTTTATGTTTCAATATTTTTATTCTTCTAATAGTTTTTTAAGGTCATACAATAGCATATTATATACTGACATTCTCCCTAATTTTATACCTTCGTTTAGTACATCATCCATATCCTCATAATCTACTTCAAGTATTTTTAAGGAATCCCAACCCTTTTCTTTACAATTGGTATATTTTTCAATTATATTGTTTAGTTTTTCTTTATCCACACTTAGTCCAACCACAATGTTTACACACTGCACAACCACCTTCGAATATTAACATCGAATCACAATCATCAGCACCACATTTTTCTCCTGTAAGTGTGTCGTTAGGTAAATAAGCACCAAGTATTTTCTTTATCTGAAATATAAAAGAATATACAGGTGGTTCAATTTTGTCAATAGTTTTAATTATATCAACAATAGGAACTCTGTGTCGTAACAACATTCCCAAAACTCTTGCAATTTTCACAACATTTGTTTGATTGTGTGCGTTATTCATAAGTTTTTCTAAATGTCCATTCTTAATATGTTTTTTGGCTAATATTTGTAAATGCCCTAGTACGTCTTCTGTTAAAATGTTTGTTTCTGTACTATTCGTAGTTACTAATAAACCATTAGGAAGATTTGTTTCCACATCAATAGGTATTGTAACGAGCCATTTTCTACCTTCACTTTTAATTATTTTAAGTTTTGCATCACTTTCTGTTGGAAATTTATAGTTTTCGAGTATTTGCCATTTCTTCTTATCTTTTTCACTTGCATTTAAAACACCTTCTCTGCAACCATCTCTATATATAGTAACGCCTTTTAGTTTAAAATGATGCGCATACTTATATATTTCACTTATTGTTTCCATACTTGTTTCTTTCGGTAAGTTGATAGTAGAACTAATAGATGCTGAGATGTGCATTTGTATAATTGATTGTAGATGTATTCTATCTTTCCAATCAACCTCAGCAGAAGTTATAAAGTTTTCATTCTTTAAGTGTGCATCTTCGCCATAAATATTATTATATTCTTCTACAAGTGGATGATAAACAGTATATGTTTCTTTCTTTCCATCTTTACCCGCTTGATGAACTGTTCTATCATAACCCATCATAAAAATAGGTTCAATTCCAGAACTCGTTCTTGCTATAATAGAAATAGAACCTGATGGGGCACATGTCGTAAACCCAATATTTCGTGTACCATACTTTTCTAAATCAGGTGATAAATTAGGGAAATCTTTTTTAAATAAATTAAAATACTTATGATTTAACCAATTATCCCAATAATTAGAAACTGTATCTTCATCATCTTTAGGCATATACTTTTGAAGAATACCACAAGCTCCTCGTTCTTTAGCCAATTCAATAGATTCAAAGATTGTGTTCGTATATAAACAATATCCAATCTTTGATAATTGTTCTAATGATTTATGACTACCATACTTCATATTCATTCTGATAAACATATCAGCAAGTCCTGTAAACCCTAAACCAATTTTATTACTTAGTTCTGTGGCTTTACGATTTATTTCTAATGGTTCTCTATCGGTATTTAATATATTGATATTGTCTAAAAATCTTGATGCAACTCTAACAGTACTATTAAATTTTTCATAATCAAATTCTGCTTTATCTGTAAATGAGTTCTTAACAAATTTATTAAGGTCTAAACTACCAAGACAACAACTCGCACCATTTTCTAATGGTAACTCACCACAATTATGAACCAATACACCTGATGAATTTAAATATTTATCATCATCCCATTTGGTAAGTATATAAAAATTATGATTATCCTCAACAGTTAAATCATATACATCTACACATTCAGAGTCAAAAGAATCAGTTATACTTTCAACATATACGGAATCATCTAAATACACATTGTTAGAATTTTTTTCTTTGTATAATTCTAAAAGTCTATCCCCATTTTCATCATCCCATTCTTCTAATTTTTTATTTATTTTTTCTTCTGACCAATTATATCTCGCACCATTACCTAATATATTTGACCTTGAAGAATATAATGATAAATATTCTGTTCCTTTTAATTTTTGTATAGGATTATTTATACCACATCTTTTTGTTTTACTTTTATGTTCTTCTACAGTAATCAATTCTAAATTATCGATATAATCAGTTGTAGAATTTCCATCTATGTGGTCGATGTTATGTGTAGTTCCATCATACTTAGAATTATAATGTTCATACATCATTCTATATTGTTTATTATATCCACATGTTTTACTGTTAATAGTTCTGTAAGACTTTTCTGTATTTTTATCCGAGAAACTATAAAACTTTGATATTTCTTGGTTATATGACTTTCCAGCTTCTATGTATGTTTTTCCATCTGGTAGTGCTAATAAATGGTCTGGTGTGCATTTAAAACTACTTCCGTCACTTAAATTTACCATTATTATTTTTTTCTTTCCCGATTTAAAAGCTTTTGCTTTTTTTATTTCGACTTTCCATTGATTACGAGAACCATTTTTACGAGCAGAATACACAGGAAATTCTTCGTTTTTTTCTGTTAATTCTTTAATTGTTACACCATTTCTACCATCAGCAACAGCAACAATAGTATCACCGACAAAACAAGGATTTGTGCTAATAGCTCTTGTTTCTGGGAATACCCCAGCAGGTTCATCATTCACAATATTATCCCAAAACATAATTCCTGGTTCAGCACCACGCCAATTGGATTCAACAAATAAATCCCAAATTATTGTTGCTTTTTCAGTTCTTTTGAATTCTGTACCATCTTTTAATGTATACGACATTTCCCAATCAGCATCTTCGTTAACAGCTTTCATAAATTCATCTGAAATTCTTATTGAAATATTTGCAAATTGTACTTTACTTTTGTCTGAACCACCTTTAACCCTTATAAATTCTATAACATCAGGGTGTGATATGTCCATAGTAAGCATTAAAGCCCCTCTCCTGCCATATTGACCAATAATACCCGTTACCATAGAATATAAATCCATGAAGGATACAGCACCGCTTGTGGTCTTCGCAGAGTTGTTTACGGGTGCACCCGCAGGTCTTAGAGTAGATAAGTCAAATCCTACACCACCACCTTTACTAAATAATATTGCTTGTCTTTTGGCAGTTTCAAATATACTACCTATATCATCATTATCAATTTGAACAACATAACAATTTTTTAATGTTGCCGTTACATCGTTAGGGTTTCCGAGAGCATAAAGTATTCTACCCGCAGGTATAAAATAGTTTAAACATTCCCTAAATTCTCCTTCCCAATATTCTCGTTTATCAGGTTCTTCCACTTCTACTATCGCTTTCGCTAATCTATCACGCATGTCGTCTAAGGATGTTTCAAGTATTTCACCACTTTCAGCATCTATGATTGCATATTTCTTCATAAATACATCAGCAGCCAAACTATCACCGCCAAAATTCCTTAGAATCCTTGTAGTAGTATTCATTAATTCTCCATATTTTTATTTAATTATTAGTAAATGAACTTATTTTTTAGGTACTAATTCACCACTTTTTATTCGTGGGTCATCTTTTAAAACATATAATCGTTTGCCTGTGACTATATCTATCATCCTCTTCTTTCCTTTAGTTGTTCCTACCAATTCACCACTTTTTATTCGTGGGTCATCTTTTAAAACACACTCGTATTTATTAGTATATATGTTTCTCATCGTAGATTTTCCTTTAGTCGTTCCTACCAATTCACCGCTTAAATATCTTGGGTCATCTTTTAAAACTCTTAAATTATTTCCATCTTTATCTTTAACAGATATTAAACCAGTAGCAACACCGACCAATTCACCGCTTAAATATCTTGGGTCATCTACCGAAATGCTTAATATAGTTCCTTCTTTATCTTTTACAACAACAACACCACAATTTAAATGAACTAATTCACCGCTTAAATATCTTGGGTCATCTACCGAAATGCTTAATATAGTTCCTTCTTTATCTTTTACAACTGCCATTCCTTTTGTTACAGGTACCAATTCACCGCTTAAATATCTTGGGTCATCTACCGAGACCCTCAAATTATTCCCTTCTTTATCTTTTACAGGTACTGTTCCTTTAGTAACCCCAACTAATTCACCGCTTAAATATCTTGGGTCTGACACATTCACTAAAAAATTATTCCCTTCTTTATCTTTTACACATACATTTCTATAAGTGTTAAAACCGCCACCGAGTATTAGGTTATAATTATCTTTTCTTTTAATAAACTTTTCGTTTACTAATTCTGCTTCTTTAGATATCATATCTTCTTTATTATCAAAATTAAAAAGAATTTCTTTTTTAAAATTTTCAATACCGTGCTTTTTCTGTGCTCGTTTTAAATATCTCCCACTACCCATATAACCATCTATTAGATTATTGGTAGAATGAATGCCTATATATATTTTATTATTTTTGGTGTTTGTTATTTTATAAACTATAAAATTTAAATTTTCATTTTTAATATATAAATTCCTCAAACTTTTTATAAGATAGTCCCATAGCATCCATTAATATAATAATTTCAAGAAGACATTGATTCTCACCACCCCCGACAATAGTAGCCCCATTATATTTCTTTAATATTTCAAAATCAAAATTCGGAACAGATATTACATGTTTTTCATTTTTTAGTAATTCCTTTAATTTACCAGTTATTTCTAATTTATCTATTTCTTCGTCTGATGCTTCGTCTGATGCCCAATATTGATTTTTTGTTAAAAAGTTAAAAACTGTTTTAACTTCTTCATGTGAAAATCCATCATCTATAGAATCTCTAAAAAAGCCATAGCCTTTTTCAATCCAAGTTACATCTCTTAACCTATTTCTAAGTTTATCTGAATAATCATTTAATGATGCCATATACCAATAAACAATATCCAAACCTTTATCTAACCCCATACCAACACCGTTATAAAAATATAGAACTTCACCTTTAAAATTCTTTAAACTTTTGGCGAACTGTTCTATGGTAAATGGCATACCTTTGTTGTATATAGGTTGTATATCCACAATTATAAGTTTATCACCAGGAATTTTAATAGATTCGTGGTTATGTAAGGTTTCCCTATCTTTACTAAATCTTATTATATCTAAATATTTTTCACCGTTATCACTCATCGTACCCTCTTGGTCTTGTAATTTGACCACCGAAACCATCTACGGATTTCTGCCCCCCTTTAGGTATTATACTATATCCATCCCAATCAAAATCTTTTTCTATAATTTCAGGTAAATATCCAAAATTTTTCTGATAATTAGGAATACCGTAACCAGTAACATAAAATAAATTACCAGTTTTTACATTAAGCATAAACTTACCAGAATAATCAACCATAACTTTATAGTATTTTTTACCAGGTAATACCGCTACTTTTGTTTCGGTACCACCTGATATGTCTGAATTGTGCGAATTTATTTTAGTTTGTAACATTAATGAAAATTCGTTTATATCTTTTTCGTAAATCATTTCTCTGTTCCATTAACTATATAGTCTAAATTTTCTTCCAAATATTTAACATATTCATCAGAAATTGCATCAACATGTTCAGGTAAATACCATAAAAGATAATAAGGAATTGCAATTACATCAAAATTTGCACATGCACTTGAATTTTTAATCTTAATGGTTTTAGATTTTTTGGCTTTTACTTTTTGTGGTTTAATAGTCTTCATCACTATTATTTATATATTCTCTTTAAATTTTATCTGTTGTATTAGCGCCGCAAGACAACTTTTTAAATTTATTAATTTATCCGTGGTGTAACCATTTTTAAAAGAATAATCTCCTAGTATCAATGTAGCCCTAATAATATTATCATAATCGTTTTCGATTATATTGTACATGTTCATATCAAATTCCCTAAAAAAACTTGAAGAGTCTATATCTATTGCTAACACTCTTAAAGCCTTTACATCTTTGTTTATAAGGGCTTTTAGTAGTTCATCTGATAAACCTTTACCAATTTCTAATATTGAGTCATCTATTACACCTTCACCATTTAAAATTTTGTATTGTTGTAAAATACCAACAATTTTTCTAAAATCTGGAAAATGTCTTATAACAAGTTCTGCTAATAGCTGACCATCAGCTTCCATATTTTCATTTTTAAGTATAGCTTTAATTCTTTTTATAAAATTGATAGTTAATGATTGTCTGTCTTCTCTTTTTGAAGGAATTAGGTTAAATGTTCCTTGTGAAAATCTTCCTTGTAGCGGTTCTATTATCTTAGAAAGGTTGTTTGTGTTGAAAATAAACCTTGCATTACTTTCCATTTCTTCAATATAAACTTTTAAAGCTTCTTGAAAGGCTGGGGATATTTTCTCACATTCATCGATAAATACGATTTTATATGGTAGTTCACTATCATCCATACCATATGTTGTTATAAAACTTGTAATATCGTTTCTAAGTATTTCAATACTATTATATAAAGAACCATTAATCTCTAAATAATCTGCTTTTAATTCATTTGTAAGTACGTTAACAAATGACGTTTTTCCTGTTCCTGTATTACCATGAAGTAATATGTTAGGAATATCCTTTTCTCTGATACAATATTCTAAAAACTTTCTTAGTCTATCAGTAAGAACAATTTCATTCATTTGAGTCGGTCTGTAACGTTCCCACCAAAGCGAACTTTGTTTATTATTTTTCATTTTCTTTATCCTTTTTTATTTTTAATTTTTCTCTCATTTTCTTTTTGGTTTTTTCTGTATGCTTTATACCTTTTCTAATACCAACTAATTCACCGCTTAGATATCTTGGGTCATCTTTAGATACTCTAAATCTTTTACCATCTTTATTCCTGTTTGTAAATGAACTAATTCACCGCTTAGATATCTTGGGTCATCTTTAGATACTCTAAATCTTTTACCATCTTTATCTTTGACATTTACGTTTCCTGTTTGTAAATGAACTAATTCACCGCTTAGATATCTTGGGTCATCTATTAAGACTTGTGATATGTTTCCTTCTTTATCTTTAACGGTTATAGTTCCTGTTAAATGATGCACCAATTCACCGCTTAGATATCTTGGGTCATCTATTAAGACTTGTGATATGTTTCCTTCTTTATCTTTAACGTGCACAACACCATCTAAATTAGTTTTATAATCACCACTTAAATATCTCGGGTCATCTTTTGTAACTTGGTGCGTCTTTCCTTCTTTATCTTTAATATAAAACATATCAGTATTAACATGAACTAATTCACCGCTTAAATATCTCGGGTCATCTTTTGTAACTTGGTATGTCTTTCCTTCTTTATCTTTTACTGTTACAACACCGTGCAAATTATGAACTAGGTCACCACTTAAATATCTTTTATCGGTTTTATTAACTTTTAAATACTTTCCTTCTTTATCTTTAACAGTTACAGTCCCCGCACTATTAAAACCACCCCCGAGAATTATATTATAAGTATCATTTCTTTGTATAAATTCTTCATTAACTAACAGAGCTTCCATTTCTAACATCTCATCCTTGGATTCAAAATCAAATAAAATTTCTTTTGTAAAATTTTTAATTCCATGTTTTTTCTGCGAGTTGATAAGATAAGTGCCTGACCCCATGTAGCAATCACACAAATTATCGGTTGAATGAACACCTATATATATTTTATTGTTGATTTTGTTGGTTAATTTATAAACCAAATAATGTTTTTTCATTTGAACTCCTATAATTAAGTCTTATGTACTTATTTATAAAAGTTGTTTTTCCCACCAAAAACTTAACGAATTATCCCAATTACTGCGTTTCATATAAACTCCTTTAATAAAACCAGTAGCGGTTTTACCCACTACTGGAAATAAAATTTTATCGGATTAAACCCATTTCTTTAAAAAGATTTTCAATTATTTTTATTTCTTTTGAAAGTCCTTTAATCATATCACGTGACTCCAGTTTACGCACATGCTTATGTTTGCATTTTTTAGGTTTAACAATCTTTTTTTGCTTTGGTACATCCCTTAAATCAAGTTGTATTTTTCTAGTACTACCATCAATAAAGGTTACATTAACAAAATACTTAATGTATTTGTTAACGATGATTTCATCTTTTTCTACTTTTACAACATAATCAAGCTGTTCAATTTCGCTGATTCTTTTAGTTGCTAGTAGTAGTTTGCTTCTCAGTCTTTTGACTTTCATTTTTACTCCTTTGGTTGTTTATAAATTATGAGTTATCCTCATTGTTTAATATTATATCAATAGATAACCTTATACCTGCACACAGCACTTTAAATGCTGTCGCAAATTTGTAATATACATTTGCTATTTTTTCTTTACAATTACAACCTGTATCTTCATCAGTACAAAGTTGACCTTCTTCAATTAAACACGCATATGTATCAACTGTTGGTATATTAGGATTTTTTATATTATCATTGTTCTCTTTCCACATATCAACAAAACTATTTTTCTTAAAGTTTAAATCTCGCATAATACTTCTGTGTTCAGGTACGTGTCTTTCTCTTTCAATTAATTTTTTGTATTTCTTTCTAAAATCATTACCAGCTTTTACAATTTCAAGTTCATATTTATCCATTATAACGTTGTAATTTTTTAGAGTTTTATGTAACCAAAATTCACAAGTTTTACTTTTATATAATTGGTCTGTTATTGGGTCCATTCTATCGATTTTTGTATTGTCTGTATTTAAACATTTACTCATTTTACCATAATACATACAAGAATAACAATTTTTTAATTCGGGTCTATTAACACATCTTTTTTCATGTTTAAACATCTCTATTGGGTTTACTCTTGTAATACCACACCATTTACAAACATATTTTAAATTCATTTTTTATCCTTTAGTTTTTTTAAATCTCTGCGAATTTCCATATATACTTCTCTTTTACCCACCCAAAATTCATAAATTTCTAAGTCTCCAAGGTCGTGAAAATGTTTACAATTTTTATCAGCTTCTAACAAATTACGCCTATTAACAGCTATTAAATTATTCACATTGGTAATTAATATATCATTCATTAAAAGTCCTCCCCATTTACCCATCTCATGTAGGCAAATTTTTCTTTTATATCATATCGTTGATTATCTAATAGATTTTGTATTTTCTTAATAAATTCTATTATTAATTCGACAGCTTCTAAAATATTTTTATAGGATATAAGTATTTCGTCATTATCTAATTTGGTGTTAATTTCTTTTTCAGCCATATTATATATATTGCTTTCTCTGTGTATAAAGTATCTTATACTACGAATTCTTTTAAATTCAGAAGTTAATGCTTTTAATCGTTTATTCCATTTATTGTAATGTTTTGCCCAATTATAAATTTTATTGACATTGTTAAAATTCTTCTCCATGTCTTTATCTATTACTAAATCTACAACTGCTTCTTGTTCTAATAGTTCTAATTCTTTATATGCGTTTTCTATACTTTCGCTTGGTATAGGTTGAAAATCTTTACTCATCTGTACCCCAAAATCTTTCTCTTAATCCTTTGTATTTGCCCATATAATAAGCAAATTCTAATAATGTATAATGTCTGTGTGGGTTTGGGTGACAAAATGCTCTACCCATATTCACACTCCACCCCTTGTCATATATCTCAGCATGTTTATTTTCACCATTTATAGTAGCTTTTGGTAATTTTTTATATTCTTCATATGCTTCTATAATTTTATTATCCATTTTAACCTTTTTGGTTGATTACATATAATATAAACAAAAAAAGAGCTCTTGTCAAGCTCTTTCTTCACTTTATCCTTTAATTACCGCAATAGGTCTCAATCTTGTAACAATTTCTATAAGGTCTTTTTGGTTTTCCATTACAACATCAATGTCTTTGTAAGCACCTGGTGCTTCATCTAAGTCACCTAAATTTCTTATAGAATGTATAATACCTTGGTCATCAAGTCTTTTTTGTTCTGTTGCTAAATCTAATTCTTTCTTAGCTTTTGACCTTGAAAGAACTCTACCCGCACCATGTGAACATGAAGTAAATGATTCTTCGTTACCAAGACCTTTCACTATATACGATGCTGTACCTTGTGAACCTGGTATAATTCCTAATTCGCCTTTTCTTGCCGATGTAGCACCTTTTCTATGAACATATACATTAGAACCAAAGTGATTTTCTAAATTTGCATAGTTATGTGCTATGTTTATCATACCATCAAGGTCTATTTTCTTATGTCTTATAGTGTCATTGAAAGCAAATGCTATTCTTTCCATCATAAGCTTTCTATTTGCAAACGCAAAATCAACAGCATAATTCATTTCTTCTAAATAACTTTTACCATCTTCTGTATCTAATGGTAAGAATGCTAATTTATGTGCTGTTGGTACACCAGCATGCCATTTCTTGTTATGGTATTCTGCTCTTTTATTGTAATAATCAGCAATTTGTTTACCAAGATTTCTCGAACCTGAATGTATCATTATCCATACATTATCTTCATCATCTTTTTGTATTTCTATGAAGTGGTTTCCACCGCCTAATGTACCTAACGATTGTAATGCGTTGAAATAATGCTTGTTAACCATAGGCATTTCGTTTTTAAAGTTTCTATACTTTATAATATCAGGCATTAAAGATTTATCTTGTGCTACTTTATGTTTAGCGAAACCAACAGGTACTTCTGCTCTTATCATACCCATTATTTTATGTATATATGGTTCGATTTCTTTAATGTTCCAAGGTGTTTTAACTGCACACATACCACATCCTATATCAACACCAACAGCATTAGGTATAATAACTCCTTTTGTTGCGAATACTGAACCTATAGATACCCCCATGCCTTGATGGGCATCAGGCATTAAAGCAACATGTCTAAATGTAAATGGTAAGTTGGCAACATTTTTAGCTTGTTCTAAAGCACCTTCTTCTATATCTTTCAACCACATTTTTATTGGTATTCTTGTTTCTGATAATACTTTCATTTATTCCTCCTTTTGTTAAACACACAGTAATATAATAAAAAAACCCCTCAATGTCAAGGGGTTTTTAATTTTCTTTAAGAATTTATTTCTTCTGCCTTTGGTTTAGTAGCTTTCCATAGGTAATCCCCCTTATCATTACTCATATGTACGAAATAATCTAACTTATCATCTCCATTATATCTATCAACATGGTCAAGAACATATGCTAACAACCCTTCTTTAGAATCTCCGTCTTTACAATCAAATTCCCTAAAAAGTTGCTCTACATTATTATAACCAAAAAATAACGAACACATTTTTAGTTTAGCATCTACTTCATCTTTACATTCAAACTTATAAGTTTTTTCACGTTTTTCATCACGTCTTTCATACGGGTCATACAATACTTCAAACTTCATAAGAAACTCCTTATATATTTACATCACTTTTTTCTACTGGAAAGTTTTCACCTTCGTATAGCTTCATTCTTTCTTTATAATGTTCTAACAAATAATTTTCATAATGACTTGATGGATATGAAAGATTATCTACTAAATCATATACATATAATATATCTTTATTTTTATGTAACCTTAATCCCCTACCTATACTCTGTGCGGTTCTAATAAAACTCTTTGTACTACTAGCAAATATAATGTTGTGTATGTTTGGTGCATTTATACCAACACTAAAAGTACCATAACTAGCTAATATGATAACATTGTCGTTTTCTTCGATTATTTTTCTTGCTCGTTCCCTTTCTTCTTTAGGAACACCACCATCAATATAAACTATTTTCCTATCAGGAAATCTTTGTTTAAATAATTCTTCTAACACTTTACCATGTTTTTCAATATATTGAAACAACACCAATGTATTCTTTTCGCATTTTTCTTTTACTAACTTTATAATATAATTATTTCGTATATCACTACCACATATAAAATCTACTTCTGCATGATAATCTTTGTGAAAATTAACACTTGCCATTTGTCTTAAATGTTCAGGGTAGTTTAAATATTGAATATTAACTTGAATTGGTGATAGAATATCTTGTTCCCTTAATTCTACATAAGTTCTGTAAAGTTTAGGAACACCTAACTGCCCAACAACTGTGAAATAATCAGCAGTTGTATCTTTTACAATAGTTCCTGTTGTACCAATTCTGTATTCAGCTTTTTTAAGTTTTCCTAAAATAGTTGAAATTGATTTACCATCTGCTTCATGGGCTTCATCACAAATAACACAATCAAACACATCTATATCTTTTTGTTTCATTTTGTAAATACTTTGCCATGTAGATATAATTAGTTGTTCGGGGAATTCCTTTTTAACACCAGCATAAACCCGTCTTACATTATCTCGCATATCTTCTAAACCATATTCTTCAAGGTCTGAATACATCTGTTCGATTAGTCCTAATTTTGAAACCAACAGTAAAACTTTTTTATTTATTTTTTTCATAAATTGTACTAATAGATATATAATGAAAGATTTACCTGTACCAGTTTTACTGATAATAACAGTATTTCTTTTTGCTAATGCATCAAAAAAACCTTCTACTTGAAAATCACGTGGTTCGAATGGTTTTGGTAACTCTTCGATAAATTCTAATAACTTATCTTCGTCAAGTTCTCGTTCTAATTCAAAATTCATTTTAACTGTATATTTACCATCCCTTGCATATTCCAATATTCTTGGAACAAAACCTATAGGGCATAGTCCTCTTTTGTAAAACGAAATTTTACCATCCCAAATACCATTTCTGTATTTTGGTGAGAACCAATATTTATCTTTGTAAAAACTTAGATAGTTATGTAAATCATCATAAAGTAAGGTGTCTGTACACCTGAGTCTAACTTCTGCGTGATTTACTTTTTCAATTGTAATATCATACATTGTTTTATTATTTCCTAAATTGTTTAGCGATTATCTACAACTGGTATATTTTGTGCAAATCCTTTAATTGTTGTAATATCTTGTTGTGTTAACGGCTTACTCTGTGGGTTATTGATTAGTTCTATTTTTTCGATATAATCAATTGGTATGCCTTTTTGGGTAATTACCCGTTCCTCTGCTTGATTCATTGGTATTTCTTTATTAGTAAGTTTCTTATTACCCCAACCTCTATAATTAACACCTTGTACATTGTACCTCATGTTAAACCAATGAAGTGGTATAATTTTAAACCGATTTTTTAATTTTCGTTTATCTAATACAATGCGAACATTTGTACCAGTCCAATGTAAATTTTTATCCCTTGTGGTCGAAATACCTTCTGATGGATAACCATGTTGTTTAAATATTCTTGAACCTGAAACCTTTGGGTCAGTATTACCTTTGATTTTTTTATCTATAAGAATACTTTTTAGTTTATCCATTGTTGTGAAATGATATAAATTATAGTTAAAATCTTCTTCAAGAATACTTTCGTATAATTTAAATAAAACACCTTTCATTATTCCTTAATCCTCATAAGGATTTCTCTACCTTTTTTAATGCTACTAAGAATATCCTCATCTTTAACTTGTTGCCAATATTGAGCATATCCGCTATCACCAAATAAAGGTTCGGTGACTTTGTCCCATGCGACCATTGCCACCGAATTAGTTTTTGCCCAAATAGCAGATTCTATTTGACCAACATCTTTAATTAACTTATGTCTATCCATTATTCACCGTACTTATCTTTACCAAATCTAACTATACCACCTTGTGTATCACCTATTACTAAAACACCTTTTGTAAGTCTTGCTTTTTTAATAGTTCTACCTGGAAGTCTTTCTCTTAGTTTATCAAGATTAACATCTGGCATACCTTTTACTGTAAACGATACGTCATCACATGTAATAGTACAAGTACCATCACCGCAAGAAAACCTAGTAACTTCTTTACCAATTAAATCTTTAGGGTTTTTAGTAGATGTTTCGTTAATTCTACCATTTCTTCTTGATGTTCTTTCTTGTTTATCAGATTCTAACAAACTTTCAATTTCATCAATCTTTCTATCGATTTTTCTTGTGTCGATATTTTCAGAAATTGGACTTTTAGTTCGTGGGTTTCTTCTGCTTCTCTGTTTTTTAGTCCAACTTTCAGCCATTGGATTTCTTTCATCAGCATCACCATCATTAATTCCCATCCATCTTTTAAGTCTGTCACCAGCCTTAAATTCGTCAAGGTCACCTTCTTCTTTCAACTTCTTAGGTTTTTGTGTTGAATTATCACCTTTACCAGGTGTTGATGGTTTTTCATTGGTTGCAAGTTTAAGGTCTTTTGGTGTAACATCCTTAGCTTTCATTTCTTCCCATAGTTCTTCACATTCTTTAAAGAATCTACCTCTTTGTGGTAAATCCATTTCAGAAATAGATTTGATATGGTTCTTTCTCATTTGTTCTTGTACAAAAGCTTGATATTCAAAAATTTCTTTATCCTTATTATTTGCATATTCTTGTATTTGGATTCCATCAAGTTCATCTAAAACTTCTTGGTATTCATTTAATATACTCATTTTATTCTCCGAATTATTATAATATAATAACTTTTAGGGGCTTTGTCAACCCCTAAATTAATTATTTTCTATTTTTAACTTTTTTTAATTGTTCTTGTAATTTTTTAATTTGTTGTTGTTGTAAGTTAATCTGTCTTTTATCACTTTCGTTTGTAAAAGAAGGATATACATCAGCACCAACACTTAAAGTACTACAACTGTTGTTACACCCAGGTACGCCACAAGCACACGTTTCTGTAGTTGAAAGGTCACCTACAGAAGAACTGTCAACTCCTGAGTCGGAAGAAAGTTCTACTCTAATTGCTTCGGCTGGTAGAAAAGGGTCGTCTGCCTCTCCTACTAAATTTTTTCTAAGTTCATCTTTAGCTTTATCAATATCTCTTTCATCAGCACCAGATGTTAATTCTATGGCTGCAATTGCTGCTGCTTTTTCTTTTTCATCATTTTCTTTAATATCATTACAATATTCTTCTAATCTGATTAAATTCTTTGCAGTAGCGTCCCAGAAGTTTCTTCTAAGAATAGCTTCTCTAACATCTTCCATAGCGATTTCAGGTTTTTTCTTACCCTTCTTCTTTCCACCGCCCATTTCCATACCAGCTAATGCATCAGCACCAAGTTCATTTTTAAAGTTTTGTCCACCACCTTGTTCACCACCAGATTGGAAACCTTGTTCCCCTTGTAGTGACATAGCTTCTTCATCATCAAGTCCTTCAATACCTTGTGATTCTCCACCTTGTGGGTCAAATCCTTGTTCATCGCCAAAACCTTGTTCTTCACCATCATCACTTTCTTCGCCATCATCACCTTCATCATCAACAATTTGTTGAAGTTTACTTTGTTGTTCTTCGGCATCTTTAAGTTCATCAGGTGTAATACTATCTGCGAAATCTTTTAGTTGGTTAATTTTTTGATTAAGAAGTTTTAGTTCTTGTACTAAATCTGTTTCTTCATCACTTTCTTCATCATCACCTTCTTCTTCACCATCAGCATCAATATCTACATCAAAACCGAAATCATCATCATCATCTTTACCTTGGAATGGTGATTGGTTATCATTATAAATTTCGTCAGCTTCATAAATGTAATGACTTGCTAATGTATCCCAAGCATCTCTTCTTTTAATACATTCTAACAAATCAGGGTCGAAACCTTCATAAGCTTTGGTTTCTTTATATTTACCAAGTTTAGTAGGTGATGCATCTTTAGCTTTCATTTTCTTGTCAAGCATAACTTTACCAGGTTGACCACCTGAATGTTTACCAACAGCTTTGTTAGTAACATCTTCGGCACTTGTCTTCTTGTCCATCATTACTTTACCAGGTTTCCCCTTCATACCATCTTTAGATTGAAGAACAGTTCCGTTCTTTTTCATTCTTGCAATTTTTGATTGAAGTCTTATTTGGTTTCTTTGAAGATTTTTCAATCTATCTGAAACGCTAGAATTTTCATCAAGTTTATTACCAGAACCTTTATCTAACCCATCTCTTTTTTCTTTAAGAGATTTAAGCTGTTGAGTTAGCTTTTGTTTTTCTTGTAAGGTTAACATAATTTATCCTTTATTTTAATTTATTAATTACTAATATATTATTATTTATAAAATTTAATTTCTTATATAGCTGTCCTAACATAATAAACTTATTATCTTCGAAAAATATTTTATCATATCCGCCTATATTGTCTATATTGTCTAATAAATCCTTCAAGTTGTTTAATACTTTATAGCTATCTTTAGATTTATCCTTTATGATTGTGTCTATGTTATTTATAATTTTAGCATCAAAGTTGTCAAATATAAATTTTAAGCTTCTTGCAAATTCTTTAATGGCATCAATTAACAGACCTCCAAGGTTGTCTATACAATGTATTTTAACCCAATTATCAATTGCTTTTTTCTTAGTTTCTATAAAATCTACGAATTTATGTGCTTCTTCTGACATTGGTAATTTTTTAATGTCTGAATATGTAATCGTGTTGGTAGTAAATCTTGTTATTAATTTGTTTATTACAGTGCTCGGTACATCATCGTGACCTTTTAATAATGTAATATATTCTTTAATACTTGATATTTTAAAATCTGTTAGTGTGCTTGTTTGTTCTAAATGGTAATCCCTCATAATTGTATTAAGGGATGTAGTAAACGATTTAGGATTTGTTTTTTCTAATATTGGTACGTTATATATAATATGTATTTGGTCATTTATATCTTCTATTTTTCGCTTTAACTTGTTTTCAAATGTTTTATTTTCTACTTCTATTCTATTAAACTTTAATGGATTTTTGTAATAAAAACCCCCATATATTTTTTTAGATATAAAATGTAAATACACAAAAACATTACCTTCATCAAAGTAATTTTTGTTTTCTTTAAAAAAATCTTCCAATTCATTAAATACGAATGTTAATACTTCATCCCTATCATCATCGGGTAAATATAAATCTTCAAATACAATATCATCATCCATCCATGATATACCCATTTTAATTTTATCAATAGATAAAGTGGGTACTTCCTCATAATCAAAAGGTTTCAATGAACAGAAATCTAAAAATTCCATAATATTTGAAAATGTTATATTACTATGTGTATCTAATATTGTAGTGGAAGAATTTTCTATTAATTTTTCGTATTCTATATAACTCATTATATTACTCATTTAAAAATAAAAGCCCCTTTTTAATCTATTTATAAGATTGGGATAAAAAAGGGGCTATAAAAAGCTAAACTAAAGACTCATTATATACGAGTCTTAATAAATTCCATTTCAGCATCGTTTAAATCATCAGTTGATGGTGTTTCTTCAACCACAACACTATGTTCCTTTACAGGCACTGGTGCTGTTGTACCATTAAATGCTGGTGCATCTGGTGCTACTGGTGGTATATAAACACTTTCAGTTTTTGCATCATTATCTGATGATGCTGAATCTTGATGTGCATACGCAGGGTCGCCAGGTTTTAAAATATAACCAATTTTACTATAGATGAAATCACTTTCAAGATATTGTAACTCATTAGTATACTCTTGTAAGTCATATGTTTCGCCTAAAATTCTATTGATTTCGTCTGGTGTTTCACCGACTGGCTTTTGTTCCTTGTAATAGAACGTAGATGCTCTATAACTTGGGTAGATGCTATCGTCTGAAACTTCTACGATAAGTTTAAAATCCGCACCTGTTGTAGGATTAAAAGGATTTAGTTCCCTGAAATCAGGGTCAGACTTTGATGCTTCTGTTGGCTCAATACAGTTAAAAATTTTCTTATAGATAGAAATACCGTATTTGTATTTAAACACTTTTCCATTATTTTCAGGACTATCAGGGTCTCTTACTACTAATATGTTTGATACCCATTCTTGTTTAGGTAGCCAACCTTGTTTAGCGCGGTCTTGGTTAGCTTTGACTTTAGTACCCCAAAGTCCCCAACCATAATCACATATAGGACAAACACCTTTACCTTTTTCTAAGGTAGTTTTACAATTACCGAAAAGGTACTTCTTCTCTCCACCAGGAAAGTGTGTTAAACTATGTCCGTTGATTTCTACGAAGTTTAGTTTGGTTCTTACATCAGGTAAAAATCTGATAATGTAAGTTTTAGCTTTTTTCTTGTTAGGCGCCCAGAATGTTGGGTCGTCTTTTCTTTTCTTGCTTACATCTTCTTTTGCTTTACTATCCCAATCGTAATTAGCATAATCGATGTTGTTCAGTTCGTTAGCACTATTCATTTAGTACTCCTATGTTATATTTGCCATTCTGTGTTAGTCCTGACACCTTGAACTTACTGTTCTTTCAGAGCTAGAATGACACTTTTATTTATAATTATTTTATTCCAAATCTACTGATAAACAGCTTATAAAGTTTAATTGTTGCTAAAACATCTGTTGTGGCATTATGCCAATTCATTTTTTCATTTGGAAAGAAGAATTCGTAAATATCTGATAGTTTGTGTGCTCTAAATTGTTTTCCGATACTTTTTTCAATTAATGGTATTAAACACATAACATCTATTCTTCTGTTTTGAAAATACTTGTAAAATTCTTTGTAGTATTTATCATACCCTGGAGATAAATCGTGTTTTGGGTTATACACTCTTGCGAAAAAGTTTACTAATTTATAAACATCAAAACAAGTATTGTAACCACCTAAAACTAATCGGTTGTAATAATCACTTTTATATTCATTTATAACACCTAAAAGTTTTCCCATAGCTACTTCTGGGGTATCAAAATTCTTAATAGTTTCACGATTTAAATTATTTACTGCTAATGCTCGGTCTTGTATAATATCAAAATCGTAAGGTTGCATTTTTAAATCATACACATCTGTAAAGCCACCTTCCTCTTTTTCTATACAAAAAGAAAGTTGTATTATTTCGTGTTCGTGGTATAAACCTGTTGTTTCCGTCACGTATCGAACCAAAAAACATCCGACATAAGCACCTCCTTGTTTTATTTTTTAATTTTACTTTTTGCTATTTTATAATTTAATTCTTTTACAAACCATTCCACAGACTCCATAATTGTTTTGTTATCCTTAAAATATTCAAGAACACTTTTAACAAATTCAAATTCGACTATTTGATTTATTTCGTGTGTCATCACATCTTCATTTCCGTGAAAATGTTTAACATCCAAATCTGTAAACAATTCTTCATTAATTTTTACAAATTGTTTTTCTAAATTAAACTCAGGATGATTTTCAATCCATATTTTAAAGAATCCTTTATTTTCCATCTTTTTCTCCATTATATTTCCTCCATTTTTTCAAAATTAATTTTAACTCTTTCTAATATTTCGTCTAAACTTGTAAACAAATCATAACTACCATATCTATCACCATTTTTATTCTTATAAACTACCAATAACGGATTTGGCTCTTTGAATTGGTTTACAGAGTGTTCTATTTCTATATCTGTTATAAAAAACTCTTCAATTTCCCCTTTTTTACCATCTTTAAACCTGTACACTGTGTCACCAGCGTTTGCAATAAATTTTGCGTTACTTTCCACCATATTACTTCTCCTTTAGTAAATTATCTATATTATAAATGTATTCATCTAACTTATCAGAATTATCTCTTGCAACTTTACGAACTTCAAACATTTGCTTAACAACCACAGGCAATACACCTTTTATATCTTTTGTGTAGAACTCGCCATTTGGAGCCATAATTGCATTATTTTTAAGAAGTATACTTAATAGTCGATTACAGAACTCATTGTCGTGTAAAGCGATTAAATACTTTTTTAAGAATGCTTCTGTGTTTTCGTAACTTGCTGATTGATAACCTAGTGATTTTCGTAAGTCTAACATTTCTTCTGTAAGTTTTTCTTCTGTTATTAAAGTTTCGGGTGAAATATTCATTTGCATAATTTGGTGTGGGTAGCTACTAACAAGGTCAATTATAATTACATTATAATATCTTCCTGGACCATAAGGTAATGGTTTCGCAACATAACCACCAACAAAAGGTCTTTCAGTGTGTTTTTCAAATGGCAACATTCTTCCTTCTTTTCCCAAATAGTGATAAAGGTAACTATTCCATAATGCTTCACTGCTGTATATATCTTCGGGAAGTGCTTTCATAATGTTAGCCAATTCCATAGCTGTAATTAAAAGATGTTTCTTTTTATCAAGTCGCGCAAGTAATTCAACATCTTTTATGTTGTAATCTATAAAAGTTTCAAAATCGTCATCATACATTTTATAAAGTGGCACATCGTGTTCAATCTTACCTTCACTAAGTTCTTTCTGTGCACAATCTTCAAGTTTCATAAAACTTGTTTTAGTTTTTAAACCAGAGAAGAATATATACATCTCCATATAATCTAAAACTTGAATAGTGTATAATTTACCAGTATAATTATTTACATTTTCTTCGTACCAATCTCTAATATAATGATTAATAGCTTTGTACTTAAATTTTATTCTATTAAGAATATATTGAACGTCGAAATTTTTAACATTCCACCCTGAAAGTATTTGAATTTGTTTGTTTGCGATTAATTTTAACATCATTTCGATAAGATGTTCTTCGTTTACTGCTTGAAAATATTTTACATTTTTTTTCTTAGCTGTATATTCTTTTAAAGATAATGTATAATACACATCTTCTTGAACAGAATATAATGTTACAGCATTTATTTTATATTCAGCTTTATCTGCTTCGGGAAATTTATCTTGTGTGTACACCTCAATATCTAAAAACCATGCATCAGGTGTTGAAATTACACTATCTTCACTAAATCGTTGTGCTATAAACTGATATGTAGGGTCAATAACACCACACAAATTATGTGGGAAATTCTTAACATGACTTCTATAATCCCAAAGTTTGTTAAATACTAATTTCTCTACTTTATTTCCATATATATCTTTATAATTTCCATTGTGGGATAAAGTCCCAACCGTTGGTTTAAACCAAGTACTGCTTATTATAGTTTTACCTGTTTTTTCATCTTTGTAAGAAAAATAGATTTTACCTTTCTTCTGATAAACATTATAATACAATATTTACTCCTAAATTGTTTGTCGTAATATACTAAAAATTTGTTATCTTGTCAAGTCTTTTTTTATAAGTTTCATATTTTTAGTTCCACATGTAACTTTATTTAAATCTAAATTGTTGAATTTGTCTAAAATGTGTGTACATACTTTATCAACTTTTCCACGGATAGGTTTCCAATTCATTAAAGTTGATATTTCGTGGGATTTCATTAAATTTACGGATATATCTTTTAACATTTTATTCTCTTCATTAAACCCTTCTATTATAATAGCGATGTTTCCTGAGTCACAAATTACTGAATCAGGAAACCTTTTATCCGCATTGTAAAACACTATGTTTAAATGTTTATATGGTTTTTCATAATAATCCACCCACATCGCCAATGCACCATACT